TTGCACTGCATTATTGCGCTGCAACATGCTTTCCGCTGCGCTGCGGCATAAATACCGCACCATCACTGTGGTATGTAGGATGCCCGCTGGCGCGTTTTGGTATTGGCGCGGCGTTTGGTAGCCCCCCCTGCCCCGGCCAGCGCACCACGGGGTCGCCCTGCCGGGGCAACGCGCCGCCCCGCGCGGTGCGGTGCCTCTAGCCCCGGCCAAGCCGCTCCCAGCCGCGCCGCACGGCGGCATACTGCGCGTCCGTCAGGTAGCCTCGCTTCTCCCAGAAGTCTGTGACACTGCCGATGAACATCTTGAAATCGAGACTGCCGGGCGCGCCGCGCAGGGCCGTCAACCACTCGTCTATCTCGTCGCCGGTGTTTCGACCATTGTCGCCTTGTCCTCCACCCTGCTGAGCGCGCCGCCCATATGCGGAGCCCGAGGGCTTGGAGTTGAAGCGACTGCCGCGTCGGGACGGTGGAACCAAGTGGCTCCTGTCACTTGGTCCCACCGCCAGCACGTCAGCCCACGTGATCCCGATCTCGGCCAGCATCCTGTTGGCGAGCCGCACCGCTGCCAAGGCCTCGCCGTCGGAACTACTTTCTGTCATGCGCATGATCTTGGTCAGTTTCACTCTATCAACGCCCCCGCTCATGGCGTTGTCCTTATCGGCGCAGGAGGCGGGGGCCTGACGGTGATCTGCGACACCCCGGCGTTGCGCCCGCCCTTTACCACGTATCCCTCGGTGATCGGCGCGGTTTTGTTTGCTGTCTGTTGTATCCCCGCCAGCTTCTCGATCATGTCTGCGGCCTCGCGCATGACCAGACAGTGCTGCGATCCGATCGGATGATACATCATGTAGCGACGCAGTCGCCCGACGAGATCGCGTATCTCGCTCTCCGTTGTCACTGTTTCGTCTCCAGTTCCCACCAGTCGTGCAGCAGTTTCACCTGTCTCTCGTTCGCGCAGATCTCGCCGCTGAGTGCGCCCTCGCCGACCTCGCAGCCGATACTCACGGCGTATGCGCAGTATCTGCGCATCAGGTCAGCGGCGGCTGCCGACTGCATTCCGACGTTCATCAGATTCGTGGTTCGACCTTTATTGTGTTTCATTGGTCAGTCTCCAAACAAGCTCAACTGCTGCGGCTTGGTTTTCGCCTTCTTCGTCTTCGCAATCTTGGTGACCTTTTCCCGTGCCGTCTTCTCTTTCACCGCCCTCGGCGCCCGCACCGCAGCAGAGTTCGGCATCTCCCAAGACACCGGCGACCCTGGACCCGGGACGCTCACGGGCAGGCGACTCTTCTCGACGTGTGTGGGCCACTTCATTATTCTGTAGAAGCCACAGAGATCGCGCATTTCCTCGGCCTGCTCACGAGTTGCGTAGACACACGCGTCGTTCGTGTCGCTCACGGCACCCCAGTCGGAGTGAAACGAAAGTTCTTTCTTTCGTTTCGTATTGATGCGGATGACCCAACTCATCGCCACGGATTCCTTCCCTTGCCGCAGATGCACCATCTGGTTTCGTACAGGTTCCAACGTTTGCAGTGCGGACACTGCCAGACGTCACTCATCTCCACAATCGTACACGTGAAACACGAGATCCACGTTACCTGCCCGCAGAAATGCGGTGGAGACGAAGGTCCACTTCTCCTTGATAGATCTGGTGATGCTCCAGCCGGTGCCGACGGCGCGCTCACGTCGCATTCTGCCCATACACATAGACCCTCGGGCCTGAACGCCGCCGACAGCACACGAGCGCACGACGGCATGTCAACATCTATGATGCAGTTACCCGTTGATTTTGTTGGGGTCGATGATGAATTTCCAGATTGAAAGTTCCAATGGTCTCTCCCGATCCTGCAAAATAAAAGGGTGACACACCGATCACTAAAGACCGGTGTGTCACCCTCTGTCACACAGTGAAGTCGTTGGGGGCTACTTCACCGTGATCCAGCCCTGCGCGACGGAGAAGTTCAGCGTTCCGCGAGCGCCACCGCTCTTGAGGAACTGCTCGACCGTCTTGCCGTCGTGCTTCATGAGGTTCGCGACGCGATCGAAGCGTCCGGTGCCAGCGCGCGCCGGGTTCTCCTTCAGCTTCACGTGGATCGTTGCATCAGGAGCGAACTTGCCCGCGCGCACCGGAGTGCGAGCATTGCTGGCGGCGGTTTTCGCCGACTTCTTCGTCGCCTTCCCGGCTGTCTTCGTGGTCTTCTTGGTCGCGGTCTTCTTGGTAGCCTTGGTCTTTTTCGCTGCACTCATCTGATCACTCTTTCTTTCACTGGTTCCCTTCTTCGCGGCGGTCTTCGCCGGATTCTTCGGGCTTGGTGTCGGTGCCGGGGCGGTCGTTTCTTCGGCCGTCTCGGCACCCTCACTCCGCGCCGCCGCCTTCTTCTTGGCGATGGTCGTGGTCTTCTTGCGCTCCTTCTTGGGAGGAGCCTTCTCTGGTGAGGTGGACGACTCATTGTCGTCCGGTTCACCGGCAGACTCTCTAGAACTGACCGCCGCATGTTCGACGATCATCGGATGAAGCTCAGCTATCACCCGTCGCAGTTCGGCGTCATCGTCCGTCTGCACAAGCAATTCGTCCGGCACCTGGAACTTGATATCGTGCGCCGTTGCCAGCATCTCACTATATGTCTCGTGAAGACGATCAAGACCGAGCACGTCAAGGTCCTCGATCTGTTTTGTCCAGTCTTGTATCTCGATTGCCATTGAGGCAGGTCTCCTTAGATTGACACGATGAATCATCACTAACACTGACGTTGAGCCGGAGCAAGCCCGGCGTGGTCGGTTATTTCCCTTTCTCTGACCTCCCAACACGTTCGATGATATCAAACAACTCGCCGGCCAGCACCTCACCGTTCTCGATACCGAGCACGACCTGTTCCGTCATGTAGTCGATTGTCATATGCCTCACCGTAAACCCGGCTGCGTTGACTGAGTTCACGTCGAGATTCGACCGCACAATAGATGTCATCGCGATCATGGTCCCCTGCACAAAACAGTTGAGCTGCTGCGAATTGGAGAGTTCGCGAAACAACGTGATCCTCTCAGCGTCACCGAGCATCTTGGTGGCCTCGATGGCGAAGTGCCGGATGAAGTGATCCAGCATCTTGTCCTTCTCGTCGCCGTTCAGTGGCATCGAATCTGACCGAATGGTCATGCAGCACCCCCGATCATGGTCGCAGAAGCGGGGGTTGGATGTGGGAGCCAGCGCGAGACAGCGCGAATGCGCTCATCGATCTCGTCGTGCTCGTTCTTTGGCGACGCGTCCTTGAGTATGGGAACACCGCTGTAGATCGACTCGGTCACCTCCTCAAGCGTCGCCTTTCGGCGGTGCGCGTACCACTCGACGTTCTCCGGCTCACCCATCCTAATAAGGACGCCGCCCTTGCCGTCGCGAAACGCCCTCCAGCTCTTGGTCACCAGAACCGCGACACAGCCGGGGTTTCGCATGATCATCAGACCGGGCGAGTCGCGCGTCTCGACGTCCTCCATTCCCTCAATGTTGCGGCGGCGCGCGGGTTGAGTTAGGAATGGACACGCGAGCGCGGCATATCGCGCGCACTCTAGGTGATTCGGCGGCTCGGCGCTCGTGCTGGTCACGACGCACATGGGACCCGCGACGAACGCCTTGTACGTTCCGAGCGGTTTGCCGCACATCCAGCACAGATTCTTCTCCATGCAGCGCATGACCGTTCCCGGCAAGATGAACCTGAAATCCCACTCACCGTCGCGTCGGGCAACGAAGTACGGCACCGGATAACCCTGACGCGACACGGGACGCATTCGCATTCTGTGTGGCAGTGGTATGCTGCGCACCGATGGATTCAACTGTTCAATTGTTATTATCACGCTACTCATCCTCATTGCTCTTGCTCAAGCGAAGATTTGACTCATTGATCTCTCTCAAGCGAAGAATAGACCTTCCCATGTTGTTACCATTCAACCAACGATCGACATCCCTCAGTGAGTGGTGTCCCACTGGCAACTCGTCCCACGCCTGATAAAATCAGCTATGGCTTCATTGATTTGGTCTCTCGTTATCATTACTTGCTTTCTCCTATCACTGATCCCTCACCATGCTTCTTGAGACAGTCCGGGCTCACGCAACGACCCACGTGATCAACCTGTATCGGGCCGCAGTCTTCGCAGAGCACGACGGCGAACAGACCCTGTCGCGTCTGCTCCGCAGTGGTGTGGCCTGCATGATCTGTGAAGTCTTCGCCAAATATCTCGAGACTGCATTGCTGACAGAACGATGCCATTTGGTTATTTCTCCTGTAATCTCTTGTTCTCCTCGATCATGTCACGCGTCGGATACGTGACCCCGATGCCATAGCGCCACTCGAAGTTCGTATAGTCGCCACTGTCGACGACGATGACCCTTCGCGTGATGCCGACGTTCGCCGCGACGTTCGTGCAGTAGAAATATGCCGTCTCGACCGCCTCGCGCGCTCCCAGGTCGCGTCGTATCTCCTCATACGATCCGTCCTCGAAGAACTGGAACACGCGGAATCTCTCATTGGTGTCATCATAGATGTTGTTATCACGCATCTTCGAGTCTCCTTCGTCGCTTGGTCCTTGGTTGTTGCTGTAGAATATCACGTAAGCTGTCTATACTCGTGGCCGGTGCGAACCTCAATTCAAAGAACGCCGCCTCTCGCACCACTCCATCAGCCCATAGAATGTGTGGATTGCGGATCCCGTGCACGAGCACGAAGGTGAGTTCATCGTGCCCGAGCTTGGTCCTGATGGACCCGTAGATGCCGCGAATGCGGTAATGTCGTCCCTCGATCGGCCACGCGATCTGCGGGAATCTGTCGGCGTCGTGCGGCAACGTGCCGTTCACGCACACGACAGGCTGACCAACGTAGAACATGCTCATGCTCAGTCCTCACCTCAGCTCGCGCAGCACCTCTAGCCCCCCGCTCGGTGCATCTCACGTTCCAGTATTCTTGATCGACGTCATATGCCCCGGTGTCGATGTGAACGAGACCCTTGTCATGAAGTGAGTTCAGTGTTGGTCCCTGACACTCGCCGAGCTTGTTGCAGTCTTCCTTCGACAACCATTGCAGTAGAAGGATCTCATCCTTTGTCAGCATTGTCATCTCACGTCTCCAGCTCTCTTCTTTTTCGGCTCTATCCGACCCTGACCGGGGGGCTGATACTGCGCGTTGCGATCGATGAAATAGTCGAGCGACCTCCCGAACGTGTCAGCAGCCTTCAGCAACGTTTCGATCGACATCTTGTTTTCGCCGGCTTCGTACTTCTGTATCTGCTGATACGACACGTCGAGCTTCTTCGCCAGCTCAGGCATTGTCATACCGGCTGTTCGTCGCACGACGCGAAGTCGCCTACCTATGACCTTGTCGATCTCTGACGGTGGTCGCTTGCCGCGCTTCTTACTAGTTGCCATCTCTGTCACCATCCCTGTGTCTTTGATCCATCGAACCCGGCGTATGGAATCAACTTCCCTTTCACTACAGCCCTGCGGTGTCTGCGACCAGTTCGCTTTCTATTGTCAGCTTGTCGCTTCTCAATGAGGACGACATCTCGGCACGAGTCACAGTATTTCCTAGCATTGCCGCGCGTCATGGCCGTGAAGATGACGGCACAGCGCGCGCAGTATCGCGTCTCCCATCTTTCGTTTGGCATCAGTCTGCCCCTCCATCGTACCCGGCGTATCGAACCAGTCGCGGCTTGCGCGCGGTCGCCTCACCCCTCGCCACTTTGTCGCGATGACGCGCGTAACTTTCTCGCCTGCTCTCCTTGGCAGCAATGGGCTTGCACGTTGCGCAGAGCGTGTGCCGCTTCTTCACCATCATGTATTCGAACTTCTCGTTGCATCTGCCGCAGACACCGATCTGAATCTTTGGCTCAACCGGCTTCGCATTGTATCGTCGATATGGCCTGACCATCGCCCCCTCACTTCACCCCTTCGGCTGCCACGTATCCCGCTCGCACTGCATTGCGCAGCGTGGTTGGATTTCCGTGATGTCTAACAAACTCTTCAATTGTCTTGCCGTCATGTTGAAACAGAAGTTCCCACCGCGTCCAGGCGTCAGTGCCAGCGCGCTTCGGGTTCTTCGATTTCAATTTCTTGATCACGCTGTCCATCGGCAGGTCTTGCGCCTTCTTCTCCTGCTTCGACAGCATGTCACCGCGCGTTGCGCGTGGTGCGCGCACACCAGTCTTCTCCATGCTCGACTTCGTCGGCAGTGCCCAAGGGTACGTGTCGGAGATCGCCTGTTTCTCGCGCTCGTGCAGCTTGGCAAATGCTACAGCGTCGCGTGGTGTCTCTTTCAGGTATCTCCTGATCTTTTCGATGGCGAGCAGACGTTCGGGACGCATCTGTCCTGACTTGGCTATGTTCTTCGCCTCGCTCAGGTCAAAAGTGCTGTCGATGAACTGACCGTCTCGATAGACCCAGTGAGTGAATGAGCCGTCGCTGTTCTTCGACGATCGACGAATGCGCGGCGGTGTCTTCTCACCATCTGGCACGTGATCGAGATGCCAGTTGTCCTTGTCGACCTCGATCCATTTCCAGTTGTCGCGGGCAGGCTTGGTCTTACTAGCCTTGACCATCTTCTCACCTCCCTTGTGAGGCACTTATCTGCGCGTCTTTCAACAGTATGTAGATCATACGACTTGACACCGTTCCATTTATGATCTGCAACTTTATTGGATATGAATTTGATGTCCTTCGCAGATACAAGAACCGATTGTCTTTCTCCAAGGCATAGTATGGTTCCAGTGTTGTTTCTGCGTCACCAACGACCATTCTAGGTGTCATCATCGTTCTCTTCCCCTGTACTTCTCAAGAGACCACGGCGAGCCGCCTCGCGTGTTGTACGGTCTGTGTGCCGACACTTGAACGACGTGCAGACCGTATATGTTCAACTCACCGATCATCATTCTCGCATCATGCTGCGATGCGAACAGAAGTGCCGTCGCCGGGTCCTCTGTCCACTTGAAATCTGCGCGCGCCAGCAACGAGCCGTCCAGATTGCACACTGCGAATCCAGTGACGATGTTCATCTTCCGAGTATCTCCTTCGCTCTCTCAAGTGCTTCATCCCACGCGTCATCTGACACGTTGTCGACGATGACACGGAGCCACGTCCATTCCAGGAGGTCAACGGGATTGACCATCTGTTCATTATTCTTATGGGTGTCGATCAGCAATACGGCCTCATCCCTTGTCATCGTTCAGTACCCCTCATTGTCTGTCGAGCTGTCATCAGCGTCTCATTCCACACATCGTCCGACACGTTGATAGCGTTGACGATGATGGCGATGACACGCAACAAAGCCTCCTCGGTCATGCCCGGTACTCCTCTCGCTTGATGAACGGGAAACACGTGACCGCCGTATCGTAGTTCACCGGGCTGCCACGATCCGCGATTGCGAGCGCCACGTAGGCGCGCGAGATGTCATAGTTTTTGTCATCCGACGGCGGCAGTCTAACAATGCCGCAGTAGCACTTGAAGTCGTTGACCTGACCGGCGGTCAACACATACATGAGAGACACGCCACTATGTGACAGATCAGGAACACCTGGAACATACGTGTTGACTACTCTCATCTTACATTCTCCTTCTTGTCTGTTATGCTGTCAGCCAGTTTTGCGATCACCTCAGACGCCACGCATAGAATGAGGACACGCCATGTCATCTCGACCTCAAGAATGATAGCGACTATTGCCAGTGGAACATACCACAGAACACCGTTGACGAAACCTCGAATCAGTCTCTGATATGCAATCATGACCTATCCTTCTTCAGGTCAACACACATGTCGGACGACAACGGACCGTGCGGCAAACTGGTAAGACTCTCCGATCCAACAGTCATCTTCGAGACCAACAACTCACCGAATGCTTCGATCAACTGATCGAGTACCTCGCAGGTTTCGGCGCTGCAACCGGAACACTCTCGGTACTCCTCCATCGCATCGACGCAGTCGAACAACACGGCCTCGGCGATCTCCATTTGCGCACTCGGCGTCTTACTCGGCCTGTTCGGCGCGGCGTCCTGGATTGTCACGAGCACACCACTTATCAGCCCCCGCTCGCGATCGCTTATCTCGTCGAACGGGTTCTCCATCAGCGTGTGAACAGACCGCAGCACGGCGAAAGCGTCTGCTGCCGCCCTGACGACCGAGACCGTGCGAGGCGGGGGTATGACTGCGCCCGGTTGCTTGCTGCCCGTGATCATCTCGATCGTGCTCCCTTTCTTGGATCCCTGCCGTTGGCGTGTGACACAATGACGCGACTGCCGTCGCCGCCGTGCGATGCTTGTGTTCTTGACTCTGGTTCGGTCTGCGGTAGACCGGGTTTCGTCTCATCAACGAGAACGTATGTTTCGATCAGGTGAACGTTCGGCCTGCGCAACATCTCTGCTCGACACTCGATCAGTCCGGCCATGGTTCTGAATGATCGCCACTGATCCTGAATCGCCGTCCCATTCGGGGAACGGCGATGCACGACGCGAAGACGAAACGGTATCGCATGCATTCTACTCACTTGATTCTCCCGGTCTTTCTCAGCCAGACCATCAGACTCTCCAGAACATCGTCGTCGAGGAACACGCGATCCTGCTTCGAGTACCCGTCGTGAGAGAATATCTCGACGTGGAAACCATCATCGAAAGCGTAGAGACCGTCTCCGAGATAGATAGTGCCCTCCTGAAATGCCACTGTCATTTCCTCCCTATCATCAGGCGACCACCACCATTACCGACCTGCCCGTGCAAGCTCATCGCGCTGCCCGCCGCGCGTCCGGCATCATAGCCTGTCTTGCCGTATCGTATGGCCTTCGGCGTCGCGAACCTGATGTTCATGTTCTCCTTCATGAAATTGCGCACGAGTGTCTGCTCAGAGACGAAGAGCGCGGGCAGGTTGCCGGGATTGCTGCCGTTCCAGACCGGCTTCTCCTTGTGCGTCTTCTCGCGGCGCATTTCGTCGAGCCTCTCGCTCAATCGCATCATGCACCCCTTGCGGAAATCGATGATGTTCTCACCGATGTTCTTCTTTCCCCACTCATTCGAGAGGCGAATCGTCGTGCGCACTAGATAGTCCGTCATCGACAGTGCGACCTCAACGTTGTGAGGACGACCGACAATCTTCCACGTCTTGTCACCACGCGCCGGTGATACCGCCTCACACATATAGAAACGACACACCGACCTGAGCAGAATTTTCCGTGATGGACTCGTCCATCGCCGCGTTTTCTCGTCGTGGTTCGAGACCTCGACGTCGCCTCTCTCTATGTCTGGCTCCTTGACATCGGACATCGAAAGCCCGTTCTTGACCAGAAGCTCCTGCACCTTGGCGGCATAACTCGCCGCCTCGGCCTCGGTGACACTGGCGTCGTTGGCCTTTGCCATCAATGCCCGGATCTTGCGGGCGAGCGGGCTCTCCGAGTGATTTCCCATCTTGCTGTTCTCCTTCACAATTTATGCTAGACTAGCACCGAGCACGTACCGAAACAACGTGCTCGGTGTTTGCCTATTTCAACTCCGCGACCGCCGCGCCGACGACGCAGTCGTCTTCAATGCACGACGCTTGCGTCCGTGAACAATCTCGTACTTATCCACTGCCCCATCGAGCAACGCGAGGAGATGAACGACGCGACCGTGGCCACGACGCAGACGCGGATCGGACTTGGTCTCTGATTTCAGTTGAGCTTCAAGCCGCACGAGAGACGAGCGGACAGCGGCGTAGTTCTTCAGATTCTTGGTCATGTCGTTGTACTCCATTACACTGTTGTGATGCGACAACCGCATCGTGCTGCCCCGCGCTGCGGGACAGTGTCGATGAGGTCACTTGATCGTCACTGCTCACCCTCATCATCTGTGTCATTCAGCGTCTCAAGAAACACCGCGTCGCGGTACTCCTCTCGCATGATCACGACACTCACGATCGGCACGTATTCACAATCGTGATCGGACCACACGAGAACATTGGTCTGAGGCGGCGCGAGACTCAGGCTCGCGATCAGCTCGGCGACCGTCATCGGCTTCGGCTCGGGTCCGAGCGGCTGGCTCATGCCGCCACCCGATCCCTCGAATGGATCGTCACTCATGTCTGCGCTCCATCTACTTGAGATGACCGATGTCGCAGTTCTCGTGCGCGTAGACATAGCGTGGCAACCCGTCATCGCCGGTCACGAGCCTCGGCTGACAGGCTGTCTCCCACTCTTTCTCTCGCGCCTCGATGGTCGCGATGTCGGCGGCAGTCAGCCTCGGCAAAGCGCTCACACCATCTTCACTGACAGCGGTCGAGCAGCTATATCCATAGTCGGAACGCTGACACCGCTTCCGGATTGTCGTGTCTGCATTCGCAACACCGGCGAGCAACACGGTCGCGCTCAACACCGCCGCCAGCATCAACCCCCGCTTGCGGTGAGCGGGGGCTGGGATCGTGGCGCGATCTGAGTTGATGAGCCTGTTGGTCATGTTCGTTGTCCTTCGATTGCTGTTGATATGAAAATCTGTCTATCAAAACTTTTCGTCTGCGACGGCGGCACGTGCATATTGTTCAGCCTCGCTGTCGTCGACGTACCTCTCGACATAGCTGACAGGGACACTCATCACTCTGTTGCCGTATTGGTCGTAACCGTTGTCGCGACTATCGCCGACTGGCAGCACGTCATCTGGAAAAACGTCGATATACGTCGCCGCTATCCAGACAAACCTGCCCGTGTGATGCATGATCGGCACCGGCAGTCTGTCGGCATACCCGTCGAAGAAACCTCTTTTCATCAAAACGTGTGAATGAACCTGCGGAATATACTCAGCCATCGTCGGTCTCCTCACCATCTATCTTCGTCGATCTGCTCGTCACACTCGTATGACGGGTTGCGCAGCACGTCGCTGCGGTAGCGCGCCATCTTCTGTTGATGGCAGTCCTCGCAGGTTCGGCACAGTGGTATGCCGCGCGCGTCGTGTTGCCAGTGGCTCGGCTTGCCCGACTTGCACGGGCACGGTCTGACTTGATATCTCGACATTGAAGTTCTCCTGATCAGAGTGTTCAAACGTGCTTGGCGGCTTCGCAGAGCACGGTGTGGTACCCGTACTTCTTAATAGCATCGGTGAGTTCAATCGCGAGTTCAGGTTCATACGATGACAGACATGAGATGCAGATCTCTGCAACGCATTCAGCGTCGTCACTACCCTCCCCCATATCGACTGCGGCAGACCGGCTGAAACCATCAAGCCAGTTGATGAGGCCGTCCGAGAGTTCAATTGATGATGCAGACATTGCTCTCTCTCTCTCTCTCTCCCTTGACGTGTATCAGGTCGTCTCCCGCTGCTGATCGAGCGGTGGAAACATCTCCTCGACACCGCCGTCGGGCATCTCGACCACGCAGTTGCAGTCTTCGAGTATCTGCTTGCACAGAATGATCAACTCCATTCTGTAGTTATGTTCGGACTCGGAGACCTTGCCGTATGGATTCTCGCGCATCTCCTCGGCGCAGTCACTGAGATCGCGATAGGTGTTCTCAAATCGGCAGTAGCTCATGTTCGCCATTGTCTTCGTTCCTTCCATTGCTGTTGTTATCTTCAAGTCCAACCCACGCCTCGCCCAACTGGCGAGACGCGATCTTGACGCGGACCCGCTCCTCGCACTCTCGAACGAGACGAGCCATCTCCAGCGTGATATCGAGATCCCTGCTCATGACATGATCGGCAGCGCGCCGTCCTCGTCTATCAGGCTCAACGTGATCGTCGTCTTGTCGGCGAGCCTTACGTGAATGTTCTTGTCCTTGATTTTGCATGAACGAACGACGCGCGCGCCGCGCGTGGTGTTGGCGTACCTTGCGATGCCGCTCAACGCAGCGGCAAGAATCTCTTCGACGCTGTCGTCGGTCACCTCGGTCACCGATGCTTTGCTTATTTTCATCTTTTCTCTCCTTGCTGTGCGGGCACTGTATCCTCAAGGGTCGACTCTGACGCGGCCCTTGCAGCTAAAGTCCCTTCCACTGTTCGCGGTGCGCGTTGCGCGGCGTAAGACCCGAACTCTGTCTGTCAGATGATGGCGGTCATTGCCGGTGCGGTGCGCACCACTACTAGGTGGCGCTTTGATTATGCAGAATCAACTGAGGGGCGGTGTTGCTGGCGTCTTATCCATATGCGACTTGCGCACTGATGACGGCGACGGCGCGCGGCGCGCCAGCTTATGGCGGGTTGCGGCGGGCAGTTATGGCTTACCCGTGCGCGGCAGTAGTACGCTGCCGCCCCCTGCTTGTGATTCGAATGTCAAACAACCCGGCCTCTTGTCTGGCCTTATTGGTCTTGTTGGCGGGGAGGGGCGGCAGTGCAGTCAGAGCAACGGGGTCGCCTTGGTCCGCTATCGAGACACTAGTGTAGCGGGTATGCCCCATGCTAACAAGGGTTGTGGCGACACGCGGCGCGACATGGTTAACAACAGGTTAGCCGTGCTGCGGTGCGTGGATACCGCCGCCGGAGCAACCCGCTGTTAACCATGTCTCGTCACGAGTCGTTGCGCTGCGGCGCGCCCCATGCTGCTGTATCAACAGGCGGCGCGCGGTGCCGCCAGCCAAAGGGAGACAGACAATGGCAAAGCATTATGTGACAGTGAAAGTGGTTGACGGAGGCCGCAGCGGTCCATACGTCGAGGAGGCGACGCGATGGGTTCGATCGAAGTCGAAGAAAAACACCATGGTCCTGAAGCGACTCACGAAGTCGGAGGTCCGAGACCTCCTGGAGCGCCTGACCAAGTAAAGGCGGCACGGCACCACGCAACACCACGGGGCGACCTGACAGGTCGCCCTTTTTCTATGCCGCCAGCGCTGGCGGCTTGCCCTTGCCAGCAACGCGCGCGTCGGCGAAGCTGTACTTGGCTGTTCCCCAGACTTCACCCCACTCGGCATCCACGCGCATTGGCACTGACACCTTGATCGTGTCGCGCATGATCTGCGCTACCTCTTCACCCTGCTCCAATCGCGTGAATGAGAACGCCAGTTCGTCATGTATCTGAAGCATCGGTATGTAACCCGCGCGATAACAGTCGAGCATCGCCTTCTTGACCTGACGCGCCGCGCTGCCCTGTATCAGTCTGTTCATCGCCTTGCGAGTGTCTGCCCGTCGAACGCGCTTGCCGTACCATGGGTGACGCTCGTCCTGCTGACGGCGGCGCGCTTCATCTATCCGACACGGTGTCATGGGTTTACCGCTTCGCCATCCATCCTCGCGCTCACTCTTCGAGAGCCAGCACTCCCAGTCATCAAAGTGCGAGCGCGCGCCGTCTATGAGCCGGATATAACCCTTTCGCTGCGCCTCGCGCTCACAGATTTCATTTAACTGTTTCACGAACGGCATCTCACCATCATACTGACCCATGACACGAGCAGCTTCCTCAATATCCATGCCGGTCATGAGTGCAAACTTCGGAACCCCCGCTCCATAGGCTTTCGCGAAGTTTACGTCTTTCGCTCTGCGACGCGTGAGCCCCGTGAGCTCGACGACAAGATTGTGGAAGTCTGTATTCGGGTCAGACAGATACTTAGCAACGGCCTCGTCAGCCTTCGTGCATTTCAGCAAAAAGGCATAATGAACGATAAGACGATACTCCTGCTGTGAATAGTCCGGAGCAAACCAGAGTTCCCCCACTTCCGCTTCAAACGACATGCGGAGTTCGCGAGCAATTTCGCCGGTGACATCCCAACCCTCGACCGGATCAGGGCGCGACGGCATTTGTTGAAGCGGGGGCTCGGAGTAGCTGAAGCGATGTGAGCGAGTGCCACCATCTTCAGAGAGGAACTGGTTGATGTTTGCGTGAATGCGGCCACGGTAGACATACTTGAGAAGATAGTTGCCGACGAACTTGGTCGCGGCCTCGTGGCACTGCTTCGCCTCGGCGATTGCCCTGGGAAGCGGGTGACTGTGCGCGCGCATCCAGTTCTTGGTAAACTCGGCGTCTGTCTTGCCGTCGGCGGTCTCCTTCTTGTACTCGTCGATCCCGTGCATGTCGCAGATGCGAATGAGCCAGTCGCGCTGGCGCAGCTCATCGATCGACACGCGCATCTTGGTTATTTCGTAAACGCGATCGCAAGCTGCCTCGTACCGCGTCATTAACGTATCCTGGAGTACGACTGCCCGTTCCTCGTTGAGACGGATACCACGTCGTCGCATCTCGAAGATGAGTGGGACGATATTCATCTCAGTGTTGTACGCGTCGCCGCACTCTTCGATCACACGGTCGATCATGTGTTCGTGCGACAAGAGTGTGGCGACGGCGTCCTGCGCAGCATATGGTCCGACATAGCGAGCAGGAATGTCCGCGATATGGGCCTTCACTGCATCACCCTTGTATCCGTACGAGAACGCAGCGTCTCGCAACAATGATTCATCCTTGCCGGGTAACCCGCACCAGTTCGCGATCGCGTCAAGACCATACGGTTTGGAGAACCCCGTGATCGCACGTCGGTTCTCATCCAGCATCATCGCTTCGCAGGCGATATCATTTATCATGTCACCGACTGGCGCATCGAGACCGAAGCCGGTGTTCAACCATCCAATGTCATACACCGCGTTGCAGAATACGAGATTTCTGCCGGACCTCTTCTTGAGAACGCTCTGCTTCAACCATCGACGCACTGCATCTTTGTCGAAGTTGTCGGAGTCAGGATGTTCGATCGGAACGTAGATGCTTCGCACCTCACCGTCCTGACGCCACGCCGCAGATACCCCTGCGACATAGCCTGCTGCCTCGCGCTGCTGAAAGGCCCATCCCGGTCCCTTTCCAACGATGAGTCCGATGTCCTTGTTCTCAGTATCGATCGCCACCGTGTCTGCCCGACTCAGATCGGGCAGTTCATCAGGTCTTGTCCAGTCACTCGTTGGTGTTATCAGGGGTATCTGCGCCGGATTGAGTATCTGCCGACGCGGCTTGATCGATTTCGCCATCGTGTCAGTCTCGACCCCAAGCTGCGAACTCATTCTTGAGAATGAACTTCTGAGTTGATGCATCATGATAATACATAAATTGTGCATCGCGTGGAGACTGATCGAACTCGACCGAATTCATCTCACTCTGCAAGCGTGGAAACTCACATCTTATGTCATTCGGTACGTTCTCAATTTTAATCGCCCACACAGACTCGTTCACGCGAGTATAAAAATCACGTAACGACCTCGGTATCTGGGATGCCACGACAAACGGAATCAGCTTGTAGATATTGACTGCTCGTCGTTCATAGAATTGTTCAGCGAAACTGTTGCTTGTTACACGTCTATCATACTTCTTCTTTGCGATGATCCATGGATCACATAACCACGGATCGTCAATATCAGTCTCGTGATGCCCACCGTCCTCCGGTGTTCCTTGCGTCGTTTCTGTCGCTGGTTTGATTTCAATAATGGTCTTGCCTGCTCGCTTATCACACCCCCGCTCATCTCGCGCCTGGAGCGGGGGCTGTGCGACCTCGATGTTTGCGACACCACGAGCGATCATCTCTGACTCGATGAGCAGCAGATAGCGACGCAGGTCGCGGAGACACGCCAGCACCGTGCCGTCTGTGCCAAACGGGTTCTCCTCGATCTTTGCGAAGATGTCCTCCGACCTGATGAGCGTCATCATATATCTGATCGTGTCGGCTCGTTCACGACGCACGGTGTCGTTGCTTCTGTCATTCGTTCCGTTCTCGATCGCGCGGGTCCAACTCAGAACCGTCTCCAGCGGCCTGTCGAGCGTGGTAGCCGGAGGAGCCATCATCGACAGAAGCCTGTCCATGTTCCTGCGCATCATGAACCAAGCCGATCTGCCTCCGGCTTTCTTCCATGATCCCCGATAAGTAGTTTCTTTCATGTGCAACACGTCGACATCAGACAGTGCGATGCTCCTGATGAAATTCATGTGATCCATATTACTCATGTTCTTGTTCCTTCTATCTCTGCTCTTTTCTTGACATACTCTCTGATAGCGACACCGATGCCAGGATGCTGCTGAGCATCCTGTGTCGTTGTCATCTCAACACTTTCAAGACGACACAGACCGTTCCAGATTTCACGGTACATTCTCTCGGCGATCTTGGCGGCGTACCTGTTCCCCATGTTCATCTCATGCAGACCATACTCCCACATCTCGATCCATTCGCACAACTTGAACACGAGTGTCTCATACGGTGACAATATGACTGTCTCTGGTCTGCCGAATTTCATCTGCTCGCGTATCACGTGATTGTCGACGTGCAGCATGATGGACTTCAAGTCTGGAAACATGGCCTTGAAGGGATACGGGATGTCACCTCCCATCTCCGTCATGTCGTGGATCACCGCGTAGATCAGGAGACGGCGAGGGCAGCGCGGCCACACCGTAAGAAGAATGCGCATGATCTGCCACGTGTGACATCCAACGGTTTGATGATTGACGACACTCCATGTATGATACCTTCGTATCTCACCGGCCACGCGCGGGTCATACGTAATGTCGATCACGTCTGTGTCGAACGCTTTGTTCATTTCTTGCTCCTGGCGTCGAACCAGTTCAGCGCGGCACACTGCCAGTCAGGAGCAGCGATCTTGTGTGCCATCAAGCGAGCTGATGTCTTCATGCCAGATTTCCACAGCTCGTGCGACAGCATCATCCGCTCTGCTACATCGGAGAACCACGCATTGTTGTACCGGATCTCAAGAGCGTCACCGATTTCAAGCAGACGCTTGTGCCACTCCATGAACAACATGAGATCATTGTCCCATCTGTCCCAGTCAGATCCTATCGTCATCCAACCTGGATAGTCGATCTCCTCGAATGTGTTGACCGGTTCCTTCGGCATCGTCGAATGATAGATGTGGAAGTTATTCGAGATCTGATACATCCTGCCAACGGCGACACCGACGCGGCCAGCCATGTACTCCATCAACATGCTGAAGTGAACGGCATTGGCACCATATGCTCCGTAGATCAGGTCGTTGCTTCTACAGCAGATCGTCATGTCGAGAACCTGTCTTCTGTCATAGACGTGATCGAGCTGTCTCACGCCAGAGAGTGACGAGTAGTGCCGCAGTCCATCATCCCTGATCCTGAAATAGATATGAGTGTTGCACGGCCGATCTTTCCAATCACCGTCGAGATCCACGCAGTTTGGTCCAGGGTCCCACATCGTCAGAACGGCCTGACGCGAGGTTCGATCGTTGCGTAACTTCTTCACGATCGCGTTCAACTGATCAAATCCAAATGCCCTGCGCCATCTGTGACCATAGGCACCATGAACCGCACCGTTCGGTTCTGCGAATCTGTCTCCGAAGTCCCTGATGAAATTGTTCAGAGAAGCGACATCGTCACGCCCGGCCAGCATCCACAGCGATTCGTAGAGATGAAAGAATGGATTCGCATTCCGGTTCTTGTCGAGAAGAACGCGCTTCTGAGGTGATCGATAGACACTCGTGACCGGGCACGGCATGACCAACACCGTGCCGTTTCTCGACTGCTCTGGTTCGCCAAATGTCTGTACCAGATTCACACCAAGATAATACAGATTGTTGACTCCGTCTCCCTCAATGACGCGCACTGTGAACCTCCCTGTCTCTGTCGCTCATGACTCTTGCTATCACCATGTCAATGTCTTTCGCAATGTACGTGAGTTTCTCCTGCACGAGCACGTGAGTGTCACTCGAATTCGTCGTGGTTCTGTCACTCGTTCCTGTCTCGTCAATGTCATCCATCATGACGAGTATGTGGGCAAGTCTGCTGATATACTCGCGCGCCGCGACGAACGCCAATATGGTACACTTGTCTGCGAAGTTCTCACTGAACTTCAGCGCAAACTCATTCGCGTCTTCGCGGATTGCGAACAGTATGTCCTCGCGCCGCGCACACTTGCAGTTGTCATCCACGATAGAGATCCTCCAGGAGCACCGAGACCAGATCGTGCCCCGGCTTCGAGTTAACAGGATTATTGGCGCCGATGAGAATTGGTCTTGATACTATTTTCATGCTGTAATTCTAGCTCTTCACGTGCACCGAAGCAAATGAACGGTCAATGATTCGCATCATTGAACGTTCATTGATGCAGTCGCGCTTCCTCCAGCAACACAGACAGTGTCAAGGCAACATCATCAGCAAGATCACGTGGCAACCGTCGCCGCGCCAGTGTCAGTGATATGCGCCCGGTGATTCGCGCAAGATCACGATGCCATCGTTCCATGATTTCTGCCGTAAGTGGTTTCGGCTCAAGGTTCAATGCGTCCTGTGTCTCGCGCGATGATTTCTTGATCGTCTTCTTGGTTCTAGTGGTCTTCGGCGTCGTAGTCTTCGAGCGGGTAGTAACCTTCTTCGCACTTTTCGCAATACCATCCTCCCGTGATACCGACGCTCCAGTCATCTTCTTCGTACGAATCACTGATGTCCTCTCCGCACTTCGGACAACACTTGTATCTCACTGCACGGTTCCCTTGTATCGAAACGTATTGGTCTTTTCGTCATATGATTCAAAGGCTCTGTGACCAAGTTTCTGCATAAACATGGCTGACGCCACACAGAGTTCAGTAAATACAAATTCGTTCATGCCATGTGACTTCACACTGCCGGCGAGTATTGACATGAGAACATTGATCACGGTGCCGATCAATGTCTGAGGAAGCATGTCAGAGAAATTATCCATGAAATATGCCATGATCTTCTCACCACGTTCTACATCCACACTGGACTCTAACTCTTCAACCAGTTGAAGAATCGAATCAATATCAAGTGATTTTATTTCATCCTTGTTCACGATCATCTCTCTAACTTGAGAACGAACCAACCCGCACCGGTCAGTTTCTTCTTGTCAGTTACCTCCCAACCTAGTCTCTTGAGCAGAGCAAGAAACTTCTTGTCGACGTGGGTCACCGTGTCGTTACCCTCATAGTACTCGCTTCTCATCTGCACGGTCACGATCATCATCTTCTTCGCGACTCGTGTCAACTCGGTCACGATCGTCTGCATCGTCTTCTCCGGCACCAGATGCAGCAAACGCAGACACAGCACGGCGTCGAAGCTCTTGTTCTTATATGTCAGCTTCGTCGCATCACCGACTTCTAGGTTCACGTTCTTCACTCGCAACTTGCCAGCGAGAGCCAGCATCTCCTCGCTCGTGTCAACTCCGGTGACCTCAAAACCGCACTTGTCGAAGAACTTCAACATCCGACCAGTGCCGACCGGCACATCGAGTACCTTGGACCCTTTCGGAAGATCACGAATGTAGAGTTGAATCGTATCTTCTTCATCCTTCCACTTCTTCTTATCCTTGCGAATCTCTTCATATTTCGCAGCTTTCGCGCCGCGATACTCAGCCCCCAGTATAACCTTGCCCCCGCTCATATCGTCACTTCCTCTCCGGTTTCGATCTTGTATTGTGCGACCGCATCACCCATGGTCCTGAAACATCGACCACGACACCACTCGACCAGTTTCCGATATCCTGGATGTCCCTTTTTCTCGTGGGCATCGACTGAGTCCATCCATCCCTCGATCGACGGAACCTCGAACAAGACACTGCCGCAGTGCGGACAACACGGCAACGCGAACTTGCTGTCCTTTGTCTTGCTGGCCTTGTCGATACTATCCCACCAGACACATCGCGCACCATAGACAATGCGTTCATCCTTCAGATTATCCTGATACAACATTTCCATCTCTTTATTTCTCCCATGGTCTGAGAACTGGCGTAGTGAGCGGGGGGCTGGATTGTGCCACGGCGATGTCGGCGAGAACTTGCTTGTTCGGTAGAGGTAGATCCTCCTTGCCGAGCTTGTCTGGAAGGAGACCGACGCGGTGTGAGATGGCGTCACAGCCGCTGCATTCTTTCACCAAGTCCCGACGCCCGTGGTACATGGCAACGCGTAGGGCTCCGAACGCCTTGCCATTCCAAACTTCTTCGAGACCGTCCGTGAAGATGTTTCCGCAATGATAGAACCCGCGCCACATATTGCAGCAACCGGCAACACTGCCGTCCCATCGCACACTGAGCTCGCGAAACGGCTTGGCGCATCGCTTGCCGTGACCGTGATCGTTCGGCGGTGATCCAGCTCCACAGTGTGTGTTGACATGTGAGTGTGTTCCCTTCGTCGCATTGGTGAGATCCTGCACGAACACGAGTTTCTTGCCGCGATGCCTACCATGTGGATTGCCGTCAGGATTCTCGGGATACTCGAACACCTCGATATCGCTACTCAGCTTTCCAGCAACGGCGTCTCGTATCTTTGGCACGAGTTTCGCATTCTCATAGTCGTCGAGAGCCAACGTGTTGAGACCTGCATTGAATGCCCCCTGCACGTTGGCGAGTGGACCCGGCTTTCGCAAGAAGCCACCACCATTGCTCGTCATCATGATGTGATAACGCGGTGCGCGCTGTCGCACGTTGGCGATCATGTCGACGAAGTTTGGATGGATGGACGGCTCACCGTGCATCGCAAATTCCACACGAGGGTTCCATCCAAGCTTCACCATCTGATCGACGAGTGAAACAAGTGTGGTCGCCTCCATGAACTTGTAGTCATTGTTCTTGCCACGAATGCCGTTGAGACCACACATGGCACAACGCAGATTGCATCCTTCTACAAGTTCAATCTGCACTGCATTCGGAGGTTCTTGTCTCCTGTATCTCATCGTGTCTACTCCTTGGTTAGAAATGGAATATGCACGATTTCACGTGCGGAAGCAATCACGCAGCGTCACCACTTATGTCTTCATCCATCCCGCCGCCGTGGCGCACTTCTCCCAGTAAATCGTGACCTCAGTTCGCTTCCTGAACTCTTCTGCTCCTTTCACCACTGCGCCCTTGTTCTCTTTGATACGGAGCTTGACGAATGGCGCATGAAGTTCAGCGAGCTTGCGCGCGCTTTTGTCCTGAACCTCGTGACTGCGATAGCTGGCGCAACCTCCCGGTGATCCTGTTTGGCGCTGATCAGTCGTCCACCAATATGATTGAATATTCCAAAACCCGTGACTTATGAGCTGTAGATTCACGTCAAAGTCCTCCATCACCTCGACGCGGCCATGCTCCATCGCAAGAAACTCTTTCGTGCGATACGCCAGATAACGCAGAGTGCGCTTGTTCAGCAGGGTCAGTGGTTTCTGACCCTGCGCTACTGTCTCAGTCTTGGCCGCGTCTCTCGGCGACACTGCTGCGTGAGCATAGTCTGTCAGCGCGTCCTCGGTCCAACGTAACATCTCCAACGTGTCTTCGTGCCGCTGAGGACGCAAACTATTACCGTTTGTGTCTATGCGCACTGCAAAGTTCAGGTCATCATCCATCATGACGAACTTCTCGATCTTTCGCTTCTCGCACAGTCTCCCGATCCAGTGTCTCGTCTTGGCAATGCCCTTCTCTGGACACTCGAAGACACCAACATCCTGACGCGAGTGATTAAACAATGTGTTTCGATATCGAACCGCCTGATCAGGTGGCACCACGAGATGGATCTCGTTCGGCACGTTCTTGATATACGAGAGCGTTGATATCTTTCCAAACAGAGCCCCCGCTCTATCCATGCTCGGTATGAAAATAGGCATCACCATAGTCCGCTACTCCTCATTGCGTCATCAAATTGTTGATGGAGATCACTCGCGTAGTCTCTTCTCCAGAGTCTCTGCTGCAGAGCCGCGATGTCACCGGCGCGCTGAAGAAGAGCGCGCAGTCCCATCTTCGAGTGAACCTGAAATTCACCTTTCATGGGAATGCCAGCCGTCATCAGTGTCTTGACTGCTCGCTCATCAATTGCCTGAGGCAAGCCCATGTGCAGACACTCATAGAAACGATTCGCCGGCGAACAGTAGAGCGAGTGCGATGTCGCGTCCTCGACGTACAGCGTCATCTCCCACTTCGCTGGTCCATCGGGATCACGAAACGCTGGCATCAGCTTGGCATTCGGACACAGAACACCGAAGTTCTTATCACCGCGAAACGAACTGATCGTCACTGGATACGGCGCGTTCTTGAAGTACCTCTCGAAATATTGAACTCTGTCAGGTCGATACGCGCCATAGTATATGAGACCAGAGTTCTTAGGACGACTATCGAAGTATGGGACAAAACGTGTATCCGTGATCCACCCCTTCGTGTCGTGTCTAGTCAGCACGTTCCAGTTGCAGTAGCGAGTACGATCAGGAGCCTGAACTGTGGACCAGATCTCATCCGGTGAGCGAAGGCGCTTGTCATGAACGAACGAGTAGTCGTTCTCCATGTTGATGACACGTCGAGCGCGGTTCAAGATGTCGATGGCCTGTTTCCTGTGATCGCTGAACGCGAGCACGCCGTACTTGACGAACACGATATCGTGTCGCGTGTCAATGCACGACTGCGCCGTTTCAACGTCATGAATGAGATTGACGACGCAGCCGCGGACCCTGAGTCGATCGTACACATAGCGAGCGATGCGCATAGTAGGTGACGTACTCGTGTATGAAGACTTGTTGACATGCAAGACTGCGAATTTCATCTGAGAATGTTCCTGACCATTTTCATGGCAGCGTCCCGGTTCAGATCATGAACCTGGACACCACCTCGACGCAGCGTGTCAGCGTCCCTCTGACACTTGCGCCATGTTCGACGTATGATATCCTCACGAATATTGTGGCCTCGCGCCCGAACCGAAGCAACAGCTTCATCCTGCGATGTCGTCAGGTTGACGCAGATAATGCGAAACTGCCTCTGCCTCCCGATGATATAGTCAGTGTCGCGGTTCTGCGCCTTGCCCTCACACAGGATACTGTAACCGCGCGCTCCCCATCTATCGATCACATCGTACGCGTCGTCCAGTGTCTTGAACGTGTCAATGCCCCCGATCGCGATCTCATAGTGCCCGACAATGAACAAACCCAAACCACACACCTTGTATCCAACTGGTCGCCGCCTGCCGACCTCGAATACCGGCTCTGGTCTCAGCTCATCTCTCATCACATGAACGATGTGGCTCTTGCCCGCACCGCATGTCCCGCGTATGTTGATAAAAAACGGCCTGAATATGGTCATGGCGTGGTCTGCAAGTAGACACTCAGCTTCTCGAACTTGTCTTCAACTGCGTTCACTCTTACACTCTGCGATATGAGATCGAGCCCGCGCGCCAAGACCAACACGGCATCGAGATCACCTATCTCGCGACTCAGCGCATCACGATTCGTCTCACCGGTTCCTGGATTGCCGTCTTCTGCGCCGAATCGCAGTATCTTGCTGACCGCGACGATGATCTCCGCGCACTCCTCCGAGAGAATCGTCAGGATCTCGCGCTCATGTGGCGTCGGCTTTGGGTGAGGACTCACATATTTATTGGTCATCGAAATACTCCTCGCGGTCGCCCCTCACCGAGACGTGTTCTTTCATATTTGTCCCACTCGCAAAGTTGATGTTCAACGTCCCTCATCTCCCACGACTGCCACTTCTGCGGCCAGTACTTATTTATTCGCGACACTCTGAGAAGTTCACCCATCTCAGAGAGTATCTGCTCTCGACGCACTCGCTCACCGAGCGCGCGTCCTATCACCCTGTTTAGTCCTCGCCTGCATCCCGGCCCTGGATTGCACCATGTCATGATGTCGGGCGCTCGATTCAACAAGTAGGTGTGTCGCAGGTCAGTCACGATCTCATAGCTGTGAAACGTGCCAAGATAATCGAACTTTCGCAGCCAGTTCCATGTCTCCTCCAGCGTGATCGCACCAGAATTCAGCCCAAGAATGGCGGTCGCTCCCTCCTCGCCTCTCCATCCCACGGTGTCCATCACCCCCGCTCCCAGCTCAAACTCCTCCATGCCGCTATAGAAACGCTTGATGATCGCAAGAACACCGTCGAGTTTGCTGTGACCGGGGGGTGTCGAGATTATGTAACTGCCCGTCACGAATGGACCACGATTGCCAAGGCGTTTGAGAATGGACCGCCGCAGAATGCGTGTGTCACCTCGCTCTGAGAACGCGTCGAACGCACTGTATTCACCGAGTAGATTGTCGTCGCAGAAGATGGCCTCGGCAGTCTCGATGCGATTGAACATGCGAAAGACGACGGTCGCAAGCAGGAGACGTGGATCGCGCTTCTTGTTCATCGGGTCGCGCACGTTTTCCCTAAACCATCGCGTCGTCCTGTCGTCCTCACGAAAGACACAGCAGAAACGATACTTTCTCAGTATCGGATCATTGGTCCACGGTGGATCCTTGCCAGCCTGCCGTCGCAGGAGGATCTGCTGACGCTCGCGCGCATATTCGAAGAACTTTGCTGCGTTTTTCATTTTACAGCATTCCACCACTCTTGCGTTTTACATACGCTTTGTGAACACACAATGCTTGATGACGAGCATCATCAAGAGCATTGTGATACGTGCCGTCGCGCTTCACCGCGTAGCTGTTGAACGCTCCCATGAAATAGGCCGTGCGCGTGTCGAGCGCGTGGTAGAACTTCCACGGTGCCCTCATGCCAGCCAGCTTGAGTGCAGAGTTGAGAAGAACGCCGTCAAAGTTGCTGCCCTGCGACCACATAGCGACCTTCGACAATCCGCGGCACTGACGCGCGTACCATCGACAAAAGTCTGATGCGACGATCTTGAACGGACGCTGATCTTTCAACAGTGAGTCTTGCGCGTCCTTCGACTGCTGACTCCACCATCGCTCAGTGTCAGGGTCAACGGTCATACCGAGTTCCTCACACGACTCACGCGTGATGTTGCTGTAGAACTCGTTGCCGAGTTCACCGGTCTCGATGTTGAATTCCACCGCGCCGATGGAACGTATAACACTGCCCGGATCAACACCAAACGTCTCAAGATCCAACATGATATGCGACTGCATTTTATTTTCTCCTCGTTAAAATGACACTTCACCAGCTATCATTCGCATCAGGGTCTGCTCCCTGATCCATGTCTCTTTCATGTCACCACAGTTAAACCACTTCAGCATCACGTTTGGATTGTCACATGCCCCCTCGAACTGAACAGACGTGACAACCGCGTCGATCTCACCAAGTCTCACGTGGTCGCCGATCATGTACTCGCTGCGATAACCGTATGTCATGTCACCAGTGTCCCGTCTCGTCGATGCGACTCACGTCACCCTTCTGGTACGTTCTCACGTTCATGCCATACTCGTTGTCGGCGAGACTGATCTGAGTCGCAGTCTCGACGCGCACGATGCCACGATCCCAGTTTGTTCCCTTGTTAGACCAGTCACCCTTCAAGTAAACCGTCACGATTCTCACGTTCGTCTCCTTGTCTATTCGCCTCGGACCTCGCGTCTCGAACGCGACCTCCCAATCATATTTCTTCGTGCCCTTGCTGCCGGGTATGACACCAAATCTCAGATTGTTGCAGTCAGGAAAATAGTACGTCGACATTCCAAGCGGCGTCGTGATCTCCATCTTGACCTGAATAATATCGTGTTTCACATTGTCACTCATAACCAAGGACACTCATTCTGCGTCTGCGAAGCCACGATCGTCATCTTAGATCTTGCTCTTGTGGACGCGACATACCAGACACGCCGCTCATCATCCGGATTCTTGTCCACCTCTCTGGCCGTTCGATACGCCATCTCTGTCATCACGACCACGTGATCTGCCTCTGCTCCCTTCGCACTGTGAATGGTCGACAGGCGAATGCGCGGTCGCGCCCTCAACTTCTCACCTCTGCGGCGCGCCGCCAGCATGTAGCTCATCTCATCCGGTGGCAGATTGTCGAGCGCGTCATGCCATATGAGATCAGGTGACAGCATGAGTCCACCCTGATCACGCAGATCGATGAAACTCACCTCACGATCATCTGCATCTCCAAATGTCGGCAACTTCTTATGTCCACGTTTGATGTGACCTGCCGCAGAGATCATCTTGTACATGTCGCGCGCCTCAGCCAGCGTTGCCATGTGTCCGGCGCGTAGTCTCTCCCAAGTCTCAGCCGCTCGCAGATGCAGAGTTGAGAGCGACGACTTGCCCGCGAGCTCATACACCATGCCCTGCGCTCGCAGCAACGGTTCTATCTGCTCGCGCAACACATAGGCATTGCGCGCCAGTATCAGAACCGGTGACGTCGCAGCACCGTCGCGCCACTCATCAGTCACGTCAGCCTCGTCAAACATGCTAACTCGCTCGATCACGGACTTTCCTCGACGCGGTTTCCACGCCTTGGGTCGCCGGTGCGTCACACCCTCGATCACCCCCGCTCCGATCGCTTGAACTTCACGAGGGCAACGCCACGACTGACCAAGCACTCGAACGTCACCCTCCAGCGAGATGAACTGCTCAACGTCTGCTCCCGCCCATCGGTAGATAGCCTGATCATCGTCACCGGCCACGACCACGCGACGCGCGAGTTCGGCCAAGCAGAACACGACACGCCACTGAACGTGACTGAGATCCTGCGCCTCGTCAACGATCAACACGTCGACGTTCAACTTGACACCAGATCGCACGAACTCTGTCAGCAGGTCAGTGTAGTCGTACACACCGTTCTCCTGCTTGAATGACCTGAGTGCTCGCGACACTCGCTCTAGCTCAGTCCAAGACAGATTGTCATCATCCTCGTCAAACAACGATCGAAGCGAGACACCACGTATGCGAGCGAGATTTTCCATGAACAGCATTCGGTCGCCGCTCTCGAAGTTTGACAGCATCCCGTCGTCAGACCACGCGCGACCAGTGACCGTGATGCCGACCCAGTTCGCGAACTCCTGAAACTTCGCTCCGCTCAAGATGTCCGAACTCTTGCACCCGAGCAGTCGAAAACACATCGAGTGAATCGTCCTGAAATACGGCAGGTCTTCCTTCGCCAGATCAAATCGCTTCATCGCTCTGGTTCGCGCCTCATCGGCAGCGCGCGTCGTGAAGCTGATAAAAGCTATCTTCTCTGGTTTAGTTCCTCTATCAAGTTCTTCCTCAACAATATTCAAGAGACTCGTAGTTTTCCCACATCCAGGAGGCCCGACCAAGATCTCAGGATAAAACTTGGACATCTACTTTTCCTCTGTTGACGGCGAATTCACCATATAATTCTCGTTCAAGTTTCTTACGTGCACGAACAGCCGCTTTAAGTGTCTTCACCGTTATTGATCGTCTCTTATTGTCCTTGCCTATGCGAACACGCCAACTTCCATTTCTCTTGTGTATTCCTCGCATCGGTCCGAATGTCATTGAGTTCACGTAGTTCTGACCGTGTGTTGCTTCTCTCAAGTTCTTCCAGCGATTGTCACTTCCCTTTCTGTTCCTATGGTCCACATAACCATCTGGCCACTCACCAGTCATCCAGAACCAAATCAAACGATGTTCTAGATAGCTCTTCCCACAGATCAAAACTACGCGATGTCCCTTACCGTGATCATTCCCCGCCCTACGTCCCGGCCTTATTCTCGGTTTCCGAACCTTCCACGTCAACACTCCAGTTCGAGGATTATAATCCAACTGTTCACGCACCTCACAGCATGTGTCAACGGACCTCGTGGTCTTGCTCGTGGTGGCATAACCAATTCCCCATCATAAAATTCTAACCCCGATCGGGGGCCGAGGCAAGCCGGAGTTACTGGAGCGCCACCACGAGAAGCATCGCGATGAGCCCGATCACTACGAAGTTGAACACGAGTGCCATGACGAGATCATACTGTATCGGCGGTTCATCGTCACTCATGACGCGTCTTCCTCTCGCCACGGCAACGTCTGGTCATCGGCTGATCTCCATGCTCGGATGCCGCTAAGAGCAAACTCACGCAGGTCACACTTTTCCAGACACACCGCCAGCAGAAACCACTGCGGAGTCGGATGCCACTCGTTCGTACCGAACCTGACATCGCGCGGCACGATTCTTCTCACCCTGCGCTCGCTTCTCCAGTTCACGTAGTCGATCTCAACGATCTTGCCGGTGTAGAAACTGTCGATCACCGCCTTCGTTGCGTCTTTCATTCTTTGGGTTCCTTGCATTAAACAGAATGTCAGGATACTCCCGACACTCCCGACACTCTGCTCACATGTCACGTCATCAGTTTCCTAGAAGCTGACGAATCTCCTCCGCCACTTGCTCATCAGACTGAACCTGAACGCGCGGCAGAAGAGGATGATCGACACCCATGGACTGCAGGAACTGCGGCGGTGGATCATTGTCCTCCGGCTCCTGAACCGTTGATTCCTGCACCGCTGAAGACGACACCGGCGATTGCTGCACGGTCTGCGTTGTCTCCGGTCTTGGACTCGACATCCGCACGGTGTCTCGCTTCAGGCTGCGACGCGCCAAGTATCGCGTGATACCGGTCGACACGACCTGACCAACATTATCGAGTATCGATCTGAGCGTGGCGTTCTCTATCATGAGTTCTTCACGCGCCGTGTGAAGACGAGAGACATCATCTCGCAGTATCAGGATCGTCTCATCCTGTCTTTCATTCTTCATCTTCAGAAGTTCGTTCTCCTGCCGAAGCGCCTTGATATCGCTCTGCATCATGTGAACTTCATCACCCAAGAAATCACGTTGTTCCATTCTAAGTCTCCTTGCTGTTGATCCTCATATTGGTTTTCCACTGATCGTCGGAGGATCAACCGACGGAGTGGCCTCGAATAAATTCGAAGGAACCCAATGGAGTGATATTGATTTCCCCTTTATCTTCTTGATCACATGACCACCTCGAAGCTCATGCAACCTCGCGGCTATCTGCGGTCGCTTCATACCGTCCATTCCTTCGCGCTTGAGAAAGCGCGCCAGACGCATGAGTTGAAAGTAGTGGCGACCCTCGTCCTCGTTCTCCCACGGTCGACCAAGAAGCAGGTCTTCCTCCTTAAGCCCCCGCTGACGATTGGTCAAGTATATCTCAAGATACTCCAGGAACTCACCCTCGACCTTCGCGTCCTGTGATACATGAATGATCTCGACGTGTTTCTCCATCGCCTCCTGAATGATCTGAAGCCATATTGGTTGTGGAATGACGCCGAACGGATTATTCAACTTCTCCATCAATAACCGTTGCATTCTGTCCCATCGCTGTAGATCCTCGGTCTGGCATTCGATCTTGGCTTCCTCAACGTCGATGAACCACACCGGAGGCTGCGAGTTCAACTTCTTGATGCTCGTGATCTTCGGGACCACCATGCCGCCAGTTCCAGTCACACCGAATCTTTTCTTGCGACACAAGATCGAATCACAGTGCGAGCGCATCGGCTCTTCCTTGCACTTGTACTGATAGTCGCGCTTCGTGATTGATTTGATGATCGTGTTAAGTTGCGCAGTCGGATACGGAGGCGTCATGTGGATCTGCGCGGCGCGGCGAAGATGCTCGACCCAGTCGTCGGGATATTTCTTCTTGAAGTAAATCGCCATGTGAAACAAAGACGTGTTCTGCGCACCTTGTTTCACACCATCGCCCTGCGTCATGTGAACAAGACACGGAGGCCCATCACCAAATGGAACGGTCTCATCGTCAGCCGGTTGAGGTCCCTTGTCACCAGAACCAGATGTCTTTCTGCGCTTCGTCTTCGGCGTCAATGACCGGACCTGAAGCTCATCCATCTGTTCGGGCGTCTGTCTCTTTCTCTCAGCTATTCGCACGAATTCCGGCAACCCGATATCGCCACCGTTGCTTCGCAGTCCATGCTGCATCTGGAGCTTGCCATCGAAATTGCCGCCGAAATACGGCATGATCATCCAGCTTCCCTGATCCCCCCGATCAACCAGCAGAGTCGCCTGTTTCGGAAAGATCTCGCTGTCACTCAAGCCAAGCGACGCGGCAATCTCTCGCAGCACGTCCTGCATCTTGCGCGCAGGAACGGGGGCTGTCGTGAACAGGAACAGATGTAGACCACCAGACTTGGACCTGCACGGCACGAGAGGAAACTTCGACTGCTCGACCTTGACCAGAATCTCCATGATGTCCTGATCATAGACGTCATAGTCGATGCTGCCCCAGATGGTTGAATTGTCGTTGCGTATCGGAGAGATTCCCAGAGGCCGAACGCCGTTGACATGCTGCTCCCAGTCTTTCTCAGTCGGTCCTCGTTTCAGTGTCTTGGCCGTTGGTCGAATGACCCACTTGAGAGAGCCGCTCGTCGGGTCTCGCGACGGTTCACCATGTGTACCATGATGCGTGTCGTTACCCTCAAAGAGTGCCGCGAGCCGCTGAGTCGCTGATAACATGATTGCCCCGAAATATCACACGTATAGCAGAGCGACGTTGCCGGACCACAGACCCGGCAACGCTGCTCACTTCGCAAGATAACAACTATATGTGTTCAGCCGCTCGACCACCTCCGCCGGCACCGCTGCTGCCGTGTTCACCTTCGTCGATCTGGTCGGCCTCCATGTTGCCAGCGCGCAACGTACCCTTGCTGAAATCAGCCTCGATCTGGCGCGCCATGCGATAGATCGCAGGATCGGTCACCGCTGTCGGTTCATCGTTCTCGTCCTCGACGAGCCACGTGAACCAGTCACCTTGATCATTGCTCCTGAACTGCGTCTTCATGCGATAGATGTAGCCGAAACTCGGTGCTCGAAGGTCAGTTCCAGGCACGGTCTTGCGTCCCATCGACGACATCCAGTTTCGCGATGCGACGTGACCACTGCCCGACATTGGAATGACAAATGGAAGCGGACGCTCGAACACGTCGAGAACGAGAACGACGTGCTCGCGTGTCTCGACCAAGATATTGCCGTTGGGCATCGCCCAGAACTTGCGCTTCGGGTTCTCCGCATCGGTCTTGAGTACAGCCTCCTCAGGTTTTTCCATGTGTCGCGCCACGAAACCACCGCGTTCCGGAAGCCACTCGATCCAACATTTCGAGAAATAGCACGGTACGACCGGAATGCCGTCGTCGCCAGACACAAGATCCTTCGAACCGCGGAACCAGATCATTCCGGCCTCGGCGCCGTCGATATATGTGTCTGGTTTCTTCTTCTGGACTTGAGGGCTGAGAGCCTGCAAGATGTATATGAGCGGAACGACGTTGTCTTCCATCGCCGTGCTGACACCCCTGCCAGCGTCAGCCGCCATCATCTTCGCCAACTCGTCCTGCGCCGCCGTGTCCACGACTGAGTCTGATTTCCTCTCAGTCACCGCAGTAGATTTCTGTGGAGCCGCGCGGCCCTTCTGCTGTTGAGTTGCTGCCTTTGCCATGGTCTATTTCTTTCCTTTCAACGGTGTCTTGGTTTTCGATGACTTCGCGATGCCGGGCTTTTTCTCCTTCTTGGCCTTGATGAGCGATGCCGTTCGCTCAACCGTGGCACCTAACAGCTTAAGAGGAACCGGCTTCTTCTCCTTGAGCTGCCCCTTCACGAAAGCCGTGAGTGTATTCCACGGCACTCCGAAACTCGACGAATATTCGATCTTGTTCTTGTCAAGAAACGCGACCAGCTTCTTCCGCTTCACTTCCTCGAAACGACCCATTCCAAAGTCGATGGACAGCGACGTCTTGATCATGTCGCCACAATTATTGTTCTCGAGCCACATGATCGCCTTCTCGAAGCCCTTCTCGTCGAGAGTTCCAAGATTCGCCTTCACGTGGTTGACCAGCTCGATCTCATATGGCGGTTTGTTACCGTTTGCGGGGATGCCGATGCTGTCGATACCGACCTCGTCGAACTGATCGACAAGCGTTCTCGTCTTGATCTCATGGATCTTGGTGCCGAGTTCCTTACTCTGGGTCTCAAGATCTTGCCTGCGCAACTCAAGATCCCGCAAGTTCTCAACGGTCTTTCGCAGTCGCATTAGTTTGTCATCAGATGGTGCGCGCTCAGCGTCTTCCTGCATAAGCGTCACCAGCGCATTATTTTTGGTTGCCAAGTCGTCCTCCTTTGCTGTTAGCGGTGCAACAGTGTGCCATGCAAGCCGCGCCGAAACAACGCCGCGCGGCACAAACAAATAGTGAGGCTCACGTCCACCACGGCATGAGCCTCACCGCGCCCACAGCAAGAGGCACTACGACCGACGCTCGCGGGGCTCCGCAGTCCTCGCGCCAACGATGCGAAGGAACATCGTGATGATCGACCGTGGCAGCAACATGCATCGGGCCGGGGGCCGAAGCAAGTGGTATGAGCGCGCGCCGCGCACGTGCAAGGAAAACCGACCAAATATGAGTCGCCTTGCAAAAGCGGTTGCAGCGCAATTATTTTGCAACCCAAAAATTGCGAGTCGCCGCGCGACCCAGATGCGACTCCAGTAGCGAGTTGTATCTGCGCGCGATTGCAACTCCTTTTCGTCGCGACACTGCTCGCGTTTGACGGTTTCGCGTCGTCACCAAAACTCACCTCCGGGCATCACTGCCGGGGGCTGGATCCCAATAAAACCAATAACTTAGATCCGGCCCTACAGCGCGCTCGGGCAGGGTAGAATTTCCTAAAAAGTCGAAATGGTCCTGCGCCGGTGTTCGCGTTGCCAATTACGCAAGCTACGCTCGTGCTCACGCACAAGGGTTTTGCTTGCGCCTAAAGGACGCGATCTACCGGCGCGTTGCGCGTCATAGGGGGATTTTTGATTGGCCGTCGGTTGCTTTGGCGCGCAGCATACGCGAGCATGTACGCGTAGGGGCCGACAACCCCCGACTCACAGCAATCGACGACGAGAGACAGCGAGAGACAGCGATGACGACGTACCAGCCGCGCACTCAACCGATGAAACATCAGATCGCAGCGATGGAAGCAGCGTATCGTGCCCCCGCTCATCCCTGCTCAAGCGACAGTTTCGCATATTTGATGGACATGGGGACAGGGAAGTCGAAGGTGATATTGGACGAATGGGGAGCAGGGGAATTGAGCGGGGGGCCGAAAGATCTTCTCGTCCTCGCCCCGGCAGGATCGTACCGAAACTGGTTTCACGACAAGAGCGAGCTTCAGCTATCGGAGATCAACCTCCATCTGAGCGACGATCTCAGGGATCGCGTCGTGGTTAACCACTGGAAGAGCGGCAGCGGCAAGGCGCACCGCGACAGCCTCGCCGAGTTCCTCCGCGTGAGGGACAGACCGCGAGCTCTGTTCGTGAACGTCGAAGCTCTGTCGAGCGTCGAAGCGTGCCGCGAACTGGTGACGGAGTACCTGAGTCAGGATCACAGCTACTTCGCAGTCGATGAGAGCACCGTGCTGCGGAACCCGAACTCGATCAGGACTGAGTGGATATCGCACCTCGCCGAGATGGCAGACGTGAGGCGCATCGCCACGGGATTGCTGACCCCGCGATCACCGCTCGACGCGTGGGCTCAGTTCAACTTTCTGGACTGGAGGATCCTGGGACGGCAGAACTTCTACGCCTTTCGAGCGAGACACGCCGTCATGAAGAAAGTTGAGCTGCGAAGTGGACCGCGGGCTGGTCGCTCGGTCAAGCTTGTCGTCGGTTATCGCAACGTCGAGGAGATCCAAGAGCGAATCGCTCCATACAGCTATCGCGTGATGAAGGAGGACTGCCTCGACCTGAAGCCGAAGATCTACATGACGCGAGACGTTGAGCACACGAAGGAGCAGGCCAGAATCTACGGCGATCTCCGCGAGAAGGCTCAAGCCATGATCACCAGTGGTGTCTACGTCACCGTTGATATGATGCTGCAGATGTTGATCCGCCTGCATCAGGTGAACCTCGGATTCGTGGTGGATGAAGATGGAAACATCCACGATATTCCTGAGCGGCGAACAGACGAAATTGTGAAGATCGTGGACGAAGCGAGCAAGAAGATAATCATCTGGACGCCGTTCCAGCATCGCATCAGGATGCTCGACGTCAAGCTGCGAAAAGAGTTCGGGGAAAAATCTGTTGCGCTGTTCTACGGAGCGAATCGCGGAACGCGACACGAGGACGAGCGGAGATTTCTCGGTGACCCAGACTGCAAGATCATCATCGCATCGCAGCCGAGCGGCATGAGAGGAAACACCTGGATTCCAGGCACGACGGTGATCTATGACTCGAACACGTTCGACCTCGAACAGCGACAGCAGTCAGAGGACAGACCGCATCGCAGAGGACAGACCGAGTCGGTGACGATCTTCGACCTGATCACCGACGGCACCGTCGACCTGCGATTCGTTCAAGCCATGCGGCAGAAGTACGACATGGCGACGACGATCACCGGCGAGAAGATGCGCGAGTGGATCTAGCCCCGGCCATCGATCGAATGTAGAAACGCGACGCGACCCTCGTGCGCCGCGCTGGCAGGTCGCTGCTGCAACCATGGGTTGGTATCTGGCAACCCATGGTTGGTGGAATGGTGGTGTCTAGATACCGCTTTGCTCGCTAGGGCATGTAGGATGCCCGCTGGTACGTTCTGGCCCTTGGCCGGTGCCATGGCACCAAACCACGGTTAACGCGCATGGGCGGGTCGCCCTACTAGGCCAGCGGTCGCGGTTTTGGCACATAATTGCCCCCGGTTTTGGCACCGCAGCGCAGTGCGAGCTCCGGCGGCGTCACCAGACGACCCTCTAGCTACCACACGTAAACGTCAGGTCCCCGGCCAGGAACTGAACGAGCGAACCGTCTGTGATCGCAAGCGGTCCACCTGTCACAGCGCGCGACATGAGCGCGTTGCCACTCGACGCAGCATCATACAGTGCGACGTGTGACACCGTGGCATCCGCGTCAGCGTTTCCAAAGTCGACTGTTGAATCATTCGTGATAACATTGTCGGACCCGAGGCTGATAGAGTCCCACGCGACAGCAACGCGGCCAGCGGGACGCACCGTCGTCGTCACCTCGGTTCCTGATGCCTTGGGATCACCGTTGAACAGCGCAGCGTAGACAGTCGCCGGAGCGCTCGGCATGTCAGTTCCTGCGATCCACATGCAGAGTGCGTTACCGAGATACTTAGAAAGATCGGAAGCCATTGATATTCTCCTTAGTTCAAACCGAAGTTTAGAAAGTGTGGAAATGCTCTCGTAATAGAGACAAATCCAACAGTGACAGCAAGCGAATACACCCAGAAGGCGTGTCGTACTCGCGGTGGTGTGAAAAGGTACGTACAACGCAGTATTGACGCGACCAGAATCACGCCGACGAACGCCAGTGTCATGTCAATCATTCCAGACACGACATCAGACAATGCTCCACCACCGTTCTGCGCTCGCAAACTCACCCACGTCGATGCTGCCCGAACAGACTCGGCGAAAAAGATCCAGAACAGAACTGCGGCGGTGTGCACTCCGGGTACATCTCTCAATCGCAAGCCGGATCGTCGTGCGTCCAGAAAGCATTGTCCAAGATACAGACCGATAATGAGCGTGAGGTTGACCGTGAGAGGAATGAGAGAACCATTGAGCCACTCACGTATGATCATGTTCTTGTCAAGGAATCCTTCGTACACGCCGAGTCTCCTTTCTGATGAGTTCTTCGAACTCAGCAAATTCTCTTGAGCGCTCCCGCGACGTTTCGAGAACGTCGTGCAACTCTTGATTCGCGGTCTCCTGATTGGCGATTGCAGCCCGCGCGGCTTCGAGCGCCTTGGTGTGATCTCGCATGTCATTCTCGATGTCCGCATTGATAAACTCATCCTCTGAATACTGACATGGTCCGATCTTTCGAAGACGCTCCCACAAACCCCCGATCGTCCGGCCGACGATACTCACCTGTTTCTCCTCGGAAGAAGATTTTCGATGTGACTCTGGAGTGCGGCCAGAAGCGGGGGTAATGACTGTACTCCCTGTTGGATGGTCTGTGAGCTTGTGGAGAGATTGCGCACACTCTCTGCCATCGCGCCAACGACCTGATTCAAACGTGCGTGGTCGTCCTTTAAGAACTCGAACTGGAGCTTGAGTAATGCGTTCAGCGTCTCCGCCTGCGCGTTCGAAGTCTGAATTACTCGAATGAGGTCTTCTGTCAGTCGATTCCTCTCGTTCGATGCCTCGACCTGTGCCAGTATCGCAGCCTTCGATTCGTTGAGCGCGTCCTTCATGGTGTCGCGTTCTGCGAGCCGGTATCCGTAGATCTTGGCCGCAGTCTTGTGCAGCGAACGAATGTATGTTATCAATCCCAGTATTGTCGACAGCAACACTGAGATGATTGCCCCGTAGATTCCCGCATTCTTGATCTGGGAACCTACAAATTCGCCCTCGACTCCCAATGTCATTCGTCATTTCCAGTTCAATCCAGTTTTCGGAGCGATCCAGCAACCCATCTTCTCGCCGAACTCGTCATGTGCGAGAATCTTGTTCTTGGTCTCTCTGGTCAACTTATCGTACTTGGAGACGGTGATCGGCTCCCAACCACCACAACCGCTAATCGTCCCGCATCCAGCGAGACAACCGCTTATCAACGTCAGCGTCACTAGATTTCTCAACGTCCTCATCGATCTTTCTCCTTGTGTCGACCGCCCCGGCCTCACGTTTCTGCTGTGCATCGCGCTCGTCCTGCGCGCCCCTGTGTCTGCCGTAGATAACCGCCGCGATCAACGCGGCGATTGCTCCGATTGCTATTCTGATCGGTCTCGGGGTCAGGTTCCACAACGTAATGATGATCGGCGAGAAGTAGAACCAGAGTGTTCCTGCGATTCCAAGTCCGACGATAACCCAGACCCACGGCGAGACGTGATCAAGAATCCACGACATCACTGATCCCCTATCAGTTGATCTTTCCACTGTTGTAGTCGGTCACGACCGCGTCGGTCGTGCGCTTGGCGCTCAGGTACGTAATGAGAGCGATACCGGCCACGAGCGCGAACCAGACCCACCCCGGCACCGACGTGAAGAATGAACGAACCGGTGCTATCTGTTCGCTGACGCTCGGAAACATCTGCGTCGCTCCTGCCACGACCGCACCTACACCTGATGCCCATCCAGTCACGTTGGCTCCGGTGCGCTGCAGGAGTGACTGATGAACGGCCTCGTTCACCGGAGCAAGATCTTTCGCAACTTTCTCGGCGCGCTGAGGTGCGATCGGGCGAACGAACCCACGACGCGCCGCAGCAGACAAAACCTCCTGGATTTCAGGACGCACTGTTCTGTCATTTGCGTTGATACGGAATGTTGAACCATAGTCTGTCAAGAACGCGGTCAACGCACCAACCGTGCGACCACCCCACAGACCATCGACATCGCCGACTTCGTAGTATCCAAACGTCTTGAGCTGATTCTGCGCGGCCTCGACGTTCTCATCAACGGTCGCACTCGGCATCCGCACGTTTTTCTTCACGGGTCCAACCGCGCCGCGGAACACCATGTCTTGTGCACGTTTCCATTCGTCATCACCCATCGGGTACGGTTTTCCGGCTTCCCACTGCGCCTGAGCCTTCATCAGTTTGATACCGCGAGGACCGGCCAATATGTCGTTGGTTATCACAACCCCCGCTCCAATTCCTGTCTGCTTGACAAGAAAGTCCATGTACCTTGCGGAGCTGTTACCGCCAGACCATTTCTTGATCGCGGCGGTCAGTGTCAACCCGGCATAGACCGCACGCCAGAGATCGAACTGAGCGGCAGCACCTTGCACGAACGTCGGGAAGTTCGCTATTGTGTTGTTTTGTCCAGTACCATCGTTGAGAGCAATAGTCGTGGTCGCTCCCCACTTCGTCGCTCTCGGGCTACCCCACATCGCGCCTGGATTCTTGTATCGAATCGATGCTGGTTCTTTTGCCAATTGAACTCTCCTCTCAAATAAGAATGACTTGCGGCACGTTGGATTTGCCACCGGATGTATATGCGTTGAACCGTGACTCATCAGAGAAGGACACTTGAAGATGCTGTGCGATCTTGAAGTTTCCAACATTAATGATGAATTGCGACTCGTCCGCGAACGGCAGAGGCGGGGGGCCGATACCACCAGTGAGTTTGGCCGACACGACTGACTCGTCTGTGAAGACTGCTCCAGCAAGCAGCGGCGCGGGTTGTCCCGTGTCGACCAGATCGAAAGTGAACTCGTACCACCTTACGACGGCTAGTTTTGTGACATCTGTGAGCGTCATTCGCCAGTAGGGATAGGCCGTGAGGTTCGACGGGACGACCAGCATCAGAGTGTTGTAGGTCGGACTGAAGTGAACGGGCGATCCAATGTTCGTCCAGTTCGACAGGTCATCGGACCCCTGGATCTGCCAAATGCCGCGTTGAGTCGGCGGATTGGTCTCGCCGAAGCCGCTCGATTTGTCGTCGCTGAGCACGATCCTGTTCAGGAGAACGTAGGACGGGAACTCGAACTGAAAATACTGCCCGTTCTCCGCGTCGTTCCTTTGCGTGATGATGTACGGTGGGTCATCGATCAGAGAATTATTCGGGTGAAAGCCGCCGTCCACGAGCGCGGAGTAGTTCGACGATCCACCAATCTCCGTTCTGGCTATGTTGGAATTGGAAACCTTGATCTTGCCCCGACGATCTCCTCCGCACAACGGTGATGTATCAGTTCGGATAAACATCTCGTTGGCGACGCGCGACGCGCCTGATCCAGACTGCGTGCACAGTAGGCTGTAATATCTAAATGGTGCGATGAGATTGAAGTTGATATCAGCATACCACTTGCTGCCCAGGAACGCTGACGCATTGAACACGGCGTTGATGGACTTCGCCTTTGACAGATCTGTCCAGTTCGACCCATCGTCGCTTCCCTGCACCTTCCACTCACCTCTGTTCATGGTCGGCTCACCATTCGACCAGATGCGGAGACCGGTGAGCGTTGCAGATGCATCTAGTCGGAACGTGAAACGCTCGCCGACGCTATCACTACCGTAAGGTCCGAAATTGAAATCATTGTCGAATAACTGATTTCCCGGTTCGGAGTTCCAGTGCGGTGGATTGGTTGTCATTGTCGTCAGACCGACGATGTTCCGATTTCCGAATGAGTAGATCGACGTGAAATCGCCGACAGACATAGACTGGTCGACGTCGACCAGTGGATACGCGGGCTCAGTCGTGTCGGCGGGCGCGGTGCTTCCATCCACACCAAGCATTCCTGACTGAGGTGGATTGGTGCTGACTGTGGCGATCCGCTCTGGACACCAGAAGTCACAGCAAAACAGGAAGAACGAATCGCCCACGTTGTCCCATGGTGCCGCCGGAATGGACAAGGACACGCCGACCAGTCGATAATAACGCCAATACTTCGACGCGTGAATGGCGACGGTCACATTGGGATCGGAGAGTTGGGGGTAGAACTGTCCCGTTCGCCACATGCCGTAGGCGTTAGCCGTCAGGTCGGCGCCGTCGCCAGAGAAGATAGCCATTCCTCCCTGCGACACCGCAGGAATCCCGTGTATCGTGTAGTAGTGTCGTGAGTTGAACGCCAGATTCAAGTCAAACGGTTGCGTCAAATCGTTCCAAGTCGAACCGTCCTGGCTCCCCTGAACCTTCCACATTCCCAGCGGAAGATTGGTGATCGAGGCGCGCGGTCTGATGAGAGAGGCTGACACGGGTTCACCAAAGTCAAACGTGAGATGGCACCCGAAGTTTCCGCCACCGTCCGATCCGGTAATGACAGTCCCGTACCCGTCGATATTCTTGATGCGCGGGCGCCATCCGCTGCGATTAAGCGGTCTTCCGTCTGATATCCACTGATGATTGCCGTCAACGATCTCATCAGCGCCATCGTAAAGGTTCGGCAAAGAACCACCAACGGTCACCATGTTCGTGGTGATCGCCGGAATGATATTCTTGTAGGTCCACTGACCTACGGTCACCGTGTACATTTCAGCTACTCCGGCAACACGCCGCGTCGCATCGCGAACGTCACAGCCATGTTGGCTGCACTGGCATCCATCGCAGCGGGTTTCATCAAGGCGATCGAGTCACCCTTGTTGAACTGGTAATCGTCATCCCACTCGACGACGCCCGTTACCTGTCCAGCTTCGAACGTCAGAGTACCGATGACACTCGCACCCTTCTTGACGTTAAATGCAAGAGTATCGTCTGGCACTGTCAGCAGTCGCGCCGCGCTTCGACCACCATCATCAGCCAACACATAGGCATCGCGCCCAAAGACATGCATGGCGATCGGTTCACCATCATTGATGCCTTGCCCCGGTTTGCCCGGTGATGAGAAACCGACGTCATAAACTGTCTGGTCCTGTCCGAACAGCAGTTGATACAGCGGCTGCCCCCCGCTGTCAGTCGCATTTGGATTGAAGGGTGCAGATGCCTCGTGATCGCGCAGAACCATGAAGAGTCCAAGATCGAGTACGGAGAAGATGTCGAGCGCCTCGTACTCAGATCCATCGACGAATCCGTCGGGTCGATACTTGAACGCGGCGACCGGCAAGGAAAATGGTCCGCGCGTCGACCCATCGGTCAAGTAAATCATCATCGCGTTGCCGGTCACGACGATATTCGCAATCGACACGGGGAGCGGGGGGTTGTTGACAAGAGCGTCTACGGCCTTGGCGAGCTCCCACCAGTTACCGTCGCCCTCTGCGATCGACAGCTTTGATCCCTTGCCAGGACCCCACTTGTCGTTGTCGGTTGATCTGTAGACTATGTCGACCATTTATGAATCCCCACTCGTGCGCTTCTGATCGCGTTGAAGCACTTCTATGTTATCGGCTGGCTTGATACGATCCATGCTGATAGACGTTCGCTTGCCATCTACTACATTCTTTGTCTTGAGGTTTGTCAACACCTCGACGTCAACATGATTGTCTTCGTTGTCTGGATCCTTGACACGAACAACGTCGAAGGTGCGTTCGATCTCCTTCTCCTCGGTCGTATCGTAGGATGCCGTTGCTGATAGCTGGAATGGATCAGACCCCGGCTTTCCCCAAACCTTGGTGAATGTTTGGTCACCGGTGAACGCTGATTCGCGATATTTCCGTGGATCAAACCCGGCCTGATAGTCAGGCTCAGCTTTCGGCTTGTAGTCATATGCCCATTGAAAATCGGTCATCAGGAGACTACCTCTATTGCTTCTGCTTCGAGATCAATCTGTTTTGGAATAATTAAATCAGATGTCTCGATGGTGATGTCTGTTGCGTATGGTCCTCTTCCGATCGGCTGCATCGTCAGGTGGACCTGAGTATAGAGATTCTGCAGGATGACCTGATAGACTGCGAGATCAGGATTATCTCCGGCGTATCCCTCAAGCGCGGCGCGCTGTGCATTCGGACCACCGGTCACTTGAAGCGAGATCACAGCATTATCTGCGCTCAAGCCTCGCACGAAATTCACCTTGTCATCGTTGGCATCATAGTTCGGCACCGTGAACGCCACGTCAGATGATGGGACAAGACTGACCACGTTATCACGTACGAAATAATCATCGACATAGTCATCATCAATGTAGGCATCTTCTCCATCACTCTCAACGTGCGACCCACCGTATCCAACGGTCGAGTTGATGGTCACCTGCGCGGATGGCTTGCCTCCAGCATACGACAATGAATACTTCGTGATCTTGCCGACAGCTTCTCCTCCCGGCAATCTGTGATCGTGGATCAAGAGACCTTTTCGCAGTGTCACATCGAGAGCCTGCACGAAGTCCTTGAAATGACAGTCGATCTGAACCGCGCGCGCTCGATTGATGAGTGTCGCGCGAGCCATCAGGATCATGTGTTGAACAGACTGTTGACCGCGCGCCGTGCTGACATATTCGTTGCAACGGAGATCGCCGAGCGGCGTGGTGCCGTCTCTCGTAACGTCGCTGACACTGTTCGTGTTCACCGTCAGAGTCACGACCTCGTCATCTCCCGGCAGCGTCAGAATTGCCTGCATGTCTGACTCGACGTCGACAGTCACAATTTCGCTGTAATTTCTCGACGAGTCATAGCCGACTCTCAACACCGGGGCTCCCCATCCTGCTGGCACGATCGTGACCGTGACCGCAGGAACATCGAGTCCACCGTATGTCGGTTTCACCGCCTTGACATATGAACCGACTGGAACCAGCGTTGCTTGATTGTAGTCAGCGAAGACCCACCCTGATAGATAGTCGGTCGCCTTGAGCGGCACCGTGGCGACCGTCATGTCTGCGAGTGAACCCTCGATCACAGACCATCCGTCTCCGAGACTCGCACCCTCCTTCGGCCAGTCACCACTCAACCCGTCGAAGCTGTACGACATGATCAGCTTGCCGCGATAGTCACTGGCGTACGAATCAGCCACCTCAGGCCACGCGTTCACGATCCGCTTCGACAGAGAGAAGCTTCCACTCGCGATCTGAGTCCACGGTATGGTGGCGACCACGCGGCATCTGCGCACCGGCACGTCACCCATCGACGTCGCGAGCCCGTGATACAGGTGATCATCCTCGGTCAACTCAATCGTACCATCTTCCGGCACGATCAGGTCACTCGTGGTCAATTGGTGCGTGACACGATCTATGTGCCAGAGTTCAGTTCGCGCGTCCAGCACTAGATCCGGATCATTCCACGAATCTGGCTGGATGAAGATCGGATCGTAGTATGGCAACGCTCTCATCGTGTCAGCCAGTGCTTCCTTCTGCGCGGCAAAATCCACCGGGCGAGCGATGAATTCCAGCGTCACGCGCGTATCGAAAATGTTGGACGGCAGACCAATGAGGCGACCATAGAACACCGGCTTGATCGTCACGCCATCATAGTACGTCAACCACGCCCACGTCTTGCGAGACGGCGCAAGAAGTCCGACTCGCGGGTTCTTGATGACGATCGTCAGACGAGCGAAGTCTCCCTCTGACTGCGTCAGCGTCAGAGAGAAGATCTCCTCATCCTCGCGCAAGAATGAGGAATTATGCGGCACATCCCCCGCCTCTGCCCACGCAAAGTAGAATGGCCCACGCGTCGCGACGCCGTTGAACAGTGCGACCCGAAAGCGCGAGTCATCTGAGAAGTCGACCGACGCCCTGACCAGGGGCGTGACCCGCAGAGGTCGCAGCGTGATGCGTGATTCGTCTGAGAGATTGACAGACAGGTTCTCATAGATCGTGACCTTGGCGAACGCCATGAGGCGCGAGTCGTCCGCATAACTGATCTTGAGCGTCAGTGGATACGCCACCGTTGATCTTGCGTACAGACGCGAATCATCCACGAGACCCGCAGTTAGATGAACCTCGATCGCGCTGTGATTGACGATGAACTCAGATCCATCCTCAAAAGCGGCACTCAGGTCAAAGTTGGATCCGTCGCTGATGTCAAAGTATGTTTCGATCTGGTACGGAGTCCTCACGAGTGTCCCGGACACTCCGACCATCTGATAATATGCATGAGCCGTGTTATTGCTGGATAGATCGTGAACGGGGATCGGGTTATCGCTGGTGATGTTAGTCACCGACCACGTGAAGGGTGACCCGATGTCGACCCATGTTGAACCGTCATCTGATGCCTGCCATTTCCAGGTCCCGAGGTCTCCCGTATATCCACTCGTCTCAACACGCGCATACTTGACGACGCGAGGCGTGTCGAACTGGTACGCGATGTTGAGTCCGGATGCGCTTTGCGACGTATCCGGCCACCATGAGTCGGACGAGTTGGTCCCGTAGGCTCCATCGACGAGGTTGCCGATGTCGGTCCCGGACGCCCCGGTGATGTTTGTCGTGGCGGTGATCGAAGACAAACGATTGCCAACTTCGTCGTCCGTGCCACTGATAATGAACTCGACCTGTCGGATGTTCGAATCGTTCCACGTGCCGCCGACCTCGCGGAGTCGATACCACTTGTATGCCGTCGCGTTCTTGACGCGAACGAGCCAAGGATCGTTTCCGCCAGATCCACGCATCGTGTCGCCGGCAGACAGCGTGATCCATGTCGAGCCGTCGTTGGATGCTTCGAACGCGAACTCGATTGGGCTGACCGGCGCGGTTTGATACCACAGATAGCCTGTGATAACGCGCGGGAGACCCAGGATCTCGAACGTGAGAGTCTTATCGCTGGCAGCCGTACCGTTGGTCATGTACGGCTTGCCAGAATCACTTGTCGTAGTCCCGTCGAGCAGCAGCGTCATCGAGCGCGAAGATGATCCTGAGTCACGAGGTAGTGTGGATGTGACTCCGAACACGGATCGGCGTGGTCCTGCGCCACCTAGATTGTTCGTGGTGTACTTGATCGGATCGATCGAGGCCAGTATTTCCACAGCGAAGATGCTGACCCGTGCAGACGTGTCTCCGCCTCCGGTCAGGACCTCGGTGATGACCCCTGTTGTTCTGTTCGTCGCCATGAATTTACGCCGTCACTTTCATTCCGACCTGCAGATCGGCGACATCGCTCGGCGTCCAAGGAGCAGACGTGTCTGGATTCTGATCAAGCAATTGGAGCGCCGTCGTGTAACTGGTCGACATGGCTTTCGACGTTCCGACCGTTTCCGTACTGCCGCTCAGCGTCACGGGCGCAATCGTTCGCGTGGCCGCGTCGTCCTTCCTAGCGACGATCACATTTTGGATGCCGAAGATGTCGTTCGGCGTATAACCGAGTGTGCTGATTTCATACAGGTCCTTGGCATCAACCGCGCTGGCTGACACGTAAGACGTGTCGCCATCCACGGTCGCCTCGTTGACTCGGCTATAGTTCGTGCTACCACTATTCGGAACCCAGTCCTTCTGCGCCGTGTCGACGGCAGGTCGTGCGGTTGATACCCGGCACTCACCGAGCCACGTTGATCCGTCCACGCAATAGACATCGTCGAACAAAGCATAACCACCACCCGAATTGCATTCTAAACCAATACCTCCGATATCTGAACCTCCCGTGTTCACTCCGGTCTTCCCCAAGATCTTGACGCCGTCCTGGTACACGTTGAAGGATCCACTGGACGAATCCCTCACGAGTTCAATGCCGATGTAGGTCCACACGCCATTCACGAACGTCGCAGTGCTCGTGATATCTAGAATCGTGGGCGTGCTTGATTCCCCCGAGCTATAGCAAAAGTTGAACTTGTTGGTGGTGGATATGCACAGACTGCATTGCGTGGTTCCGCCGGCAGTGTTGCGAAAGCTGACTATCTGCCTCTGAACACCAGAGAAACCCGTGAAATCAACATTGGACCAGAAGGCGAAACCAAGCGACAGCGAACTCTTAGCTGTCGAGAGTGTGCGATGCGTCCTTCCCTGCGTCTTAAGACATCTTCCGCCGAAACGTCCAGCCGTGGCATAGTCGATCGACACGGTTCCGATCCAATTCAAGCTCGTCGGCGCGCTCGAACTGTAGTAGTCAAAACCATCCATGAACAACAGACCCATCCCTCAGATCTCCTCAAGCTGCATGGACCACGAGACGGCGCATCCGTACTCGTCTGTCTGTGCCGTGTATCCAAGCACCATCATCGTCAGCGTCGGTCTGTAGAATGTGTAGTCTCCATCGACGCGCGACGATCCAGACACGACAGGACGTGTTGGTGTGCCACCACTGGTCTTATAGCAGAGCTCCGATATGCATCCGACGGTCAAGATCAACCCCGGCCACGACTTCTCGAAGGCCGGTGCCGTCTGGTCATTGCACGATATCGTGCTGGCGAACTTCTTGAACCCATCGTCGAATGAGAGATCGACGAGCTTGCCGTTCACCGTGCGATCTACCTGCGACGCACCCTGAATCGGACTCAGCGTCTGCGACGCTCCTCGCGTGGCATATGGTTGCACACCATCACCACTCAGTGTCAGGACGGTGAATGCGTTCTTAACCATTTCTTATCATCTCCTCGGGGCTGTCCACGACGGAGCCTTGCCACTACTCGTCATGCGACGCTGAACGGTGTAGCGAATCAGTGCCTCAGCAGTGTCGCGATCTGGAATACCGAGCCCGTCGAATCGCTGCCCGTCAATGCTCAGGTTCAGCACACCCCCGCTATCACGCGATTGTCCCACGCGCTGCGGTGCGAAACGCGGAAGAGCGGGGGCTAGATTGCCGAGAGAACCGCCTGACGCGAAACCACGAGCGAATTCGTATGGGTCGAAGCGACCCTCGTTGATGGCACGCATGAACGACGAACCATATTTCCGCACGGCTTTCGCTTGTATCACCCATTCGTTATTCGAGAGCCATGCGCGAACTGAATCCGATGTCGACGTACCGGGACCACGGACGCGACCACCACTGGCAAACGCCGCTCCGTCGCCTCCAGTATCGCCGCTCGTGCCACCGGAGATCGCATTGATCATGTCGATGATCGGTTGCAAAAGTTTCTTCAGATTGTCGACCCATCCCGTGACGGTTTGTGTGACCGTGTCAATCGCAGAGTTGAACGCACTGACGATCGACTGACCGATGCTCGTGAATATACCGCTGATCGTCTCGGGCAGTGAGCCGAAGAAATCGAGGAGCCCCTGCCACTTGTCCTGGACACCCTGAACGGCGTCATCGAAGGTTTGCTTGAGACCGTCACCGAGACCGGAGAACCATGTCTCGATTTGCTGGCGTCCTTCATCAATCTTGGCGACGAGTGTGATCCATGTCGTCGTGATGAACTCAACAACGCGATCCCAGTTGCTGTAGAGCAGCGTCAGTGCGACGATGAGCGCACCGATCGCGAGCCCGATCGGATTGAGATTGAACGATGAACCGAGCAGCGCGCTCACCAGTCGTAGAGTATTGGCACCGACCGTGAGAACACCAAACAGAAGCTTGAAGCTACCTGTCAGTTGCCCAATTATTGCGATGATGACCAGTGCGCCCGTTGAGAAATTAGTGCCGAAAATAGAGTTGAACGTATCGCGAATGCTGTCGAGGTATCCCTTCAGCGTCACGAACGCTGGCACGAGCTGATTGTTGAAGATATTGAGAAGCTGAGGCATGGCGTTGATTACGCCAGTGAATACCTCACGAAATCCGGTGCCGATTGACGTGATTGCTGAACGAATCGCCGGTCCATTCTGCTGAACGAAGCTGCTCAACTGTTGACCGAGATCATTGAACAATTGCGAGATCGTCGCACTACTCGCACTCAGCGCATCGGTGACGATGCCGATGACCTGCGCGACGCCTGGACCAAAGGCGTCCATGAAGTCGTTCTTCAACTGAATGAGCGTGTTGCCGAGCGACGTCAGCGCACTGGTCAACGGACCACCATACGTGTCTATCAGTGTCTGATATACCTTACGATCCGCGAGTTGCTTCTGGAGACGTTCGGTCTCCTCACGTGCGCTCTCCTGCGCGAGCTCTAACTCCTGCGTCGCACGAATCTGATCATTATATGCGTTGCGATTCGTCCGTAGAGTCGCGTTGTATTGATCATAGGTGATCGTGCCGTCCGCGAGTTGTCTGTTGAGCTGACGCTGCTGATTGGTGTAGTTCAGTGTCGCTTGCTCAGCTCTCAGGTTGCTCTGAACAGTCTCCTGCTGAACCTTGTTCGTCTGCTCGAATGCAGACGTCTGAGTATTCTGAGACTTTGCGACCGACGCAGCGAGCGCACCTATGCCCGCCGCTGCCGCCGCTGCGGCTGTCGTCAATCCAGCGACACGCGCGACGAACGACGCGAGGTCCTTGCCCACCTTGACGGCGGAGCGAGTGAGTCCCTCCATCGCGCGCGAGATCTCGTTGAGTTGCGCGGCGTTCTTCTGAGCCGAACCAGAGATATCGGTTTTTCCGAGCTTGTCGAGCGCATCGCTGCTCTTCTTGGCACCATCGCTGATCTGATCGGTGCTCTTGCCGACCTTCTTGGATGCAGCATCAGCCTTTTCACCGAGCCTGTCGAATGCCTCGCCACCCTTGTCGGCGAAGTCCTCGATCTTCTTGGTCGACTCTTCCGCGCCCTCGATGACTATGTTGGATACGAGGTCTTCGCTGTCGTCAGCCATTTTTCATTGCGTCCTTATAGTAGTCGTTCATCTCGCGCGAGACATCGCGAACGATCTGACGAAGATGCCACTTTCTCGGGATCGTGACACTCTCCTTGCCGAAATATTTCGGACCGTCATCGGACAGCAGCAGTGGAGCCTTTCCGAGACGGTTGACACGAAACAGACGGCCAGGAAAATCACGCGCCCGCACACCGCGCGCATCGAGTGCGAACGACAGAGGAATCCAGAGCATCGGTCGTCCGTGAATCGTGGCACCGAACTCGAAGACCTTCCAGAAAAACACGGTGTGAGTCACGCGAATGTTGATGTCAGTACGAGATTTATACGATACCTTGGCACGAAATCCATCCTGCCAGCGGTCAGAGCCGAAGTTGCCTCCTGCCCTGATGTCCTCTCGCCCCCTGACCTCGATCTCGTCCGCTGCGCGATATGCCGCAGACTGCGTCGCCCGAGTCATCTTCTCGGAGAATTTCTTCACACGACGCTTGAACTGCGAACCTATCTTGTCGCCGTTCTCCATCTTGAAGGTGACGGTCACTGACTCTGCTCTTCTAACTTTGCGATGAATTTCTGCGCCTCGTTTCTGCCACCTCTGCCAACGTTCGTGACATTGGCAACAGATATCATGCGAAGCGTGTCAGCCATCTGGTCTCTCGCGATCAGGTCACACCATCCTGAGAGCTGTCTTGGTGTGTAGTTCCAACAGTCTCGGACGTCGTGGCCTGCCCCGACGCATCGCTGGATGGCTCTTGCGATCTCGTAGCCTGACCCCATCCAGACACGCCGCCCGAGGTTGCGGGAGCGAGCGCGAACAGGCCGTCGAGAAAAGACTTGATTCCCCTCGGGAACGTCAATTCAACGATCGCCTGTAGAAGGTCTAGCTGTGCACCGGCTGGCAGGCGAATCGCCGCCTGGATTTGATCACCATCACCGTGATGACCGATCGCCGCCGCGATGATCTGACCGACCGCCACCGGAATCTGCGCAACGAGTGAGGCGGCATTCTCTTCTGTCAATTGCTTCCGCGCCATCAACTGTCTCAGTTCTGGAATATCCCTGAGCAACTCAAACAGTGTCATGGCGGAGAGTCCACTCACCTCGACATTCGTGCCCCCGATTAGAACGATCTTGGTGAGTGGTCCTATGTCTAGCAGTGAAGTCATGTCCTGATCTCCGTGACTCGCGACGCTTACGAGGCGTCGCTCAGATTGGTGAGTTGAATCTGCCCGAACTTGCCAGCGTGATCACCGGACTGAGCCTGAAGCACGTCGGCTGTCGTCTCCATCTCGTTCCACTCATCTGAGATGAGCGAGAAATCACCATCCGGCTGAAACGAGATATTCCACAGGTCCATCGTGCACTTGGCACCGATGTCGTTCGCTCCGACGAATCGCAACGCACCGTTCACGGCGTTCGTCGCGAATATCTCAATGACTGGACCCCCGACCGCGTCCTCGTCCACGTCACCGAGAAGCATGAGCGCGATGTTGTGAGCCGTGATCTCATCCATCGTCATCTTGAGCGTCAGTTTCTTCTCCTGCACGATGCTCAGGTCCTTGGACTTGGTGCCTGTGCGAGACGAGAAATGATCAAGCGTCGTCAGGTCCGGTGTGATCACGAGAGCAGAGACGTTGCCAAGATCACGATAGTTGGCTTCTCCATCTTTCTTGAAGCTAACGACCCCCTTGCCAACCTGATAGTTGCCAACGTTGGGAGAGATTAGAGTCGGTTCAGGCATTTTGAATTTCTCCTGTTCACTCGTTCGGGATCCACGGATAAGTAATCCTGAGGTCCAGCATCATGGAACCGGTGACAGCACCGCCAGACTTCATGTCGGTGATCACCGCGTTTAGGTAGACAGAGCCATTGGCTCCGTAGAGCGTCGCGAGCGGAAAGTCACTCGCAACGGCGTTCAATATCTTCGTTCGAAGCGCGTTCGTCGCTTCACCGATCGTCTCGCGAGTCGGCCGCTGCTCATTCATCAGGATGAAAATCTGTGGGCTCATCTGCATGATCTGAGGAGCCATCCCTGTCACGCGCCCCCGCTTGTGGTCGTCGCTCAGACGAACGGACTCATCACCGTCGAGCAACACCAGACCAGGTCTCTCGTCATCCTTCCGCAGGTCTCGGTTTCGCACGGCGGTGACGACGACCGGGGGGCTGGACTGGACCATGCCTTGCATGATCGCGAGTAGACGTTCCAGGATAAGTTCTCTGCGGTCCATCTAGCCACCCTCCGGTTCTGGATCTTCAGGATCGAGCTTCAATGTTCCGTCTTTCATGTCGCTGTCGATCTTTCCCGTGACGGTCCAATCTGCATATTCGTATCCCCACCCTGACGAGTCTGATCCAGTGCCTATAACATCGTTGAAACCTTCCACACCTGGATCTGGAACCTCGACGTAGAATTCCTCTTCTTCGTCATCGAACAGAACAGCGGCGGCATTGGCATCGTAATAGGCATCGACATCGACGTCGAAGGCGTACTTGTCGTACTTGTATGACGGTGGTCCCGGATCGGCATAGTAACCCACGACGTGATCTTGCGGACGAGACTGTGCATTAACGTAAGCCACACACTCATCGAAAGTGCCAGAAAACGGACTGGGCGCTAAAGAGTAATAACGGTCAACGGTCGTGTCTCCAGTATAAGGATAATACAGAGCTATCGGTACGTGAAGCTCATCAACAAAGATACTACCTAACTCCCAAACCCAAGAATTATCTTTTGGATCAGGCGGTGGAATCGTGTATTTATTTATGTCAGCCGTGGCCCTGACCGTGAACTCCAGTGAAGACGTGGTGACCACGCGCTTGAGAAGGTCCCAGTTCAAGACGAGGACGTTCTGGATCTCCTTCTCGTAGAATTCCGTAGTGTCGTTATATTCATCGGTCACATACGGCGTGTAGCTCCACGCATATAATTTAGACCGCATCTCTGACGTGATGAGACCATCGTGGATGACGACGGAGTTGGACCCCTCGACACCAAATTTCTTTTTGTTGTCCTCGACGTTAAACGATCCGACACCGGGGATGGACAGTATCAGCTTGGGATTCGCGTCACTTCGATAGTCGATCGAATAGTTCCAGCTTATGAAGACGAGCTTTCCACCTTTGGCCCACTTCACCTTGACGATGCGTTGATCGAATGACTGAGCGAAGGTCACGTGCGCTACTCTGCGTCCGGCCAACACAAGCCTGTGAACACGGTGCGCTTGGGATTGCTTGATCCAAAGATCGTCGCATTCGTGGTCGTCACGCTGAGGAAGGCTTGGATATCGTAATAATCGTCACCGTCCGCAACGTCGATACCGTGCACCGTCAGGGCACCGAGAGTCGCAGAGCCAAAGACAAAGGCCGACTCTCCAACAATCGTGCTCCCGTTCTTCACGATGCGAACATACGAGTATCCAGAGAACGGACCAGCCGCTGGAGTTACAGATGCAGTGATCTGAACGACACCGGCCGGAGGAATATATCGATAGTTGCCTTCGTCAAAGTGTGACCCGTCATCATACTGCGCGTCGTCGAACTGAATGACGGTCAGCGTGTTCTTCGGAAATACCTGACTCGATGCACTGAGGTTTGCGACCATCTTCAGTGGCGCTCCACCACCGCCGCCTCCACCTCCGGCATCTCCGGTCGGACCTTTGTCACCGGTAGGTCCCTTGTCGCCTGTCGGACCCTTGTCACCGGTAGGTCCCTTCATGCCTTGATCGCCAGTCGGACCCTTACTGCCCGTTGCTCCGGTCGCACCATTATCACCGGTAGGTCCCTTGTCACCTGTCGGACCCTTGTCACCGGTAGGTCCCTTGTCTCCCACGCCACCGGGCGCGCCGTCGTTACCCTTCGGACCCGCCGGACCCTGAAGACCATCAGCACCGCGAGGAATGTAAAAGTGAAGAACCGCCGCACTCGGTGTCCCGCTGTTTGTCACCGCAGCATCGTTGTTCGACGTGACGGTCTCGACTGAGGCGATAGTGATCGTCGATGAGTCTCCAGCCGGACCCACGTCACCAGTGTCACCCTTGGGACCAGTGCTTCCTGTCGGCCCACGCAGATTCATGATCACTTCATACGTGCCGACGACTCGCGCGTATAGATCAGCGTTCGCGGTGCGGAGATACAGGTCGCCGTTCTTCCCCATCGAATCGACTGGCGCGGCGAAACCGTATCGAATCGTCGAACCATCAGCACCGTTCGCGCCGTCACTGCCGACCACACCGTCGGCACCGTTCGCTCCTGTGTCACCCTTCGGCCCTACTGGACCCTGCGCACCGCGAAGGTTCGCCTGCAACTCCCAGTGTCCATTCTTCTTCTTCTGATATAGATCGTTGTTCGTCGTGTCGAAGTAGAGCTGCTCATCCACACCGTCGCCATCATCCGGCGCGCCCTCTCCGGTTATGACAGCCGTGCTGCCCCCGATGAGCACCGCACCGTCCGCCCCTGCGGGACCGGGGGGACCATCGACACCGGCAGGACCGCGCACGTCAACAGCACTCGCCGCGTCATCGACGAGACCTGATGCCCCCACATACTTGCCAACGGCAGGCTTGACACCCTCGCCACCGACCCAGTCGATGACACGCTGAACGCGGCGACCCTCGTCACTGACGATAGAAAGAACCGGCGACCACCCATCAAACCCATTGTCGCCCGCCGGACCAGACGGCCCAGTCAGGTCGACGGCCTTCGTCGGGTTCTGCGGTGCACTGACCTGAACGACGATAACGTCAGTCATCACGAGATCTCCTCATCGTCGTTCGAACCGAGTATGCCCGCGATCATGCCCCAGACATACACGACCTCGCTGGCTCCGTCGCGCAACTCGATCTCATAGCGATTGACTCCCGGGTCACCCACCGGGGTCTCCTTTAACATTCTTGTCTGCTCTGGCGTCGGTGTGAACGTGACCTCACCGATCGTCGGATTGCTTATGTGCGCACCGCCGTCGCTGACAGACAGACGAAACAATAGTTTGCCGCGCAGTGAGACTGACATGCGCGCATCGTCGAATGGGATCGGGATATCATTCAATGAAAATGAGAACACCGCAGGAACATTCGTGCCGCGCACCCACGTGAAGTCATATTCGGCTGGTGTCGTAACGTCGACCATGTCAAGCGTCCTTCAATCTAACAGCGTTGCAGTCATGCAGCACGATCGTTCCGTCAGGTCGACCACCGGTCGTCGGTTGTGTGATCGCGTATGTGTGACCCAGAAACACTATCTTGTCAACCTCGAAGTCGATGTCAGCCAAACCGACCGCAGACACCACGATCCGAACCGAGTCATCTCGAAACAGCGCGCGCTGAGTTGGCGAATACTGCGCGATCGCCATGTAAGCGCTCGCTCTTGCAGCACCATCGCGCATGATCTTCCCATACTTGTCACCGCCCCATCGGCGTATGAGCTTCTCGGCATCGCGCTGCAATCTCAGGATACTCGGCATCGCGATGTCTCCCTAGACGACCAGAGGTCCGCGACGATTTCGGCGCAGAAGCGCCAGATACCGACGCCCGTACTCGGTCGTTCCAAACTCGTCATCAGATGACAGGGATCCCTCGGCGTTCGCGGCACCCCCGGTCGCGTACGACACCGACAGTCCGCTGCCAAACGACTCGCTCGCGATTGCTCCGGCACCACCAGCCGCACCAATCTCGACCTGATCACCTTCGTCGGAGTTATCGGTCGCGAGAAGATGCGCAGCCAGATACATGATAGCTGGCTGATAATCGTACTCTTTCCATGATGCGTCGACACCGTGAGACGCCTCGACGATCAGTGTGTCGATGATCCCATCATCACTATCCGAGAATATCGGAAACCGCTCCTTGAACTGATCCACGGTCGGCAGAACATAGGGCATGTTTGTCTATCTCCGCGCTCTGCGCCGCTGCTCATGCCGTCTCGACGCTGTTGCAGCCTCGGCGCGCCGCTGCTCAGTTTCTGCGGCCTCGATCCTACGTCGCTCAGTCTCTACGTCACCAGCGTTCGTCTCATCACCACTCGATTTCTCGTTCTCACTCTCGCGCTGCACCTCGCGCAGATAGTTCTCGACGACTCCGCGCAACGCGGCGCGCATCTGCCCCCGATTTGGGCGAATATCCATCGATGAGCGGGGGGTGCAGACTTCAAGGAACTGTCGGAGCAGAACTTCGTATGGTTCTGTGTCGATGACCTTGAGCAGCTCAAGCACGACGCGAAGTCGAACTGGCGGCGAGAACGTGCCCGGTGGACCGACGAGCAGCGTGTCTGTTTTCTGAAACTTTGTCAAGTTCTTGAGAGTCTTGTCGCTCAGGTCAGCAGACACGATCTCTCCAATCGGCACAGACACGAACCGATTGTTGATGTCATGGAGTCCGCGATCAGCGTCTCCAAGATTGATGAGCGAAACTCTCATGGTATCTCCGATTCCCCTTTGTTCTTTGAGGTGAGCCGCGCACCGGCTGGATGACGATGCGCGGCTTCCCCATTCATTCAGTCGATTCGATGGATCAGGACACCGAATCGGCCGTCAGAATTCCGTCGAGATACCGCACTGCTCCCGGACGGCGGATCTCGAGACCCGCGAGCCGGAAGATGCCCGGGATGTCCCAAACCAGAGGTGCGGTCTGGAACGGAGGCAAGAACTGATGCGGCATCGGAATATGCATCTTCAGAACACCTGGATCGCGACGATATGCCACCATGCGACCCGAACCGTTGGTTCCCACGTCCTCCAGTCCGCGCACCCCGCGCACGGTCAGAGGCTGACCGGTCGTCAGAGTGTAGACGTTCTTCTGGAGAATGTAGTCGAGCACCGACTGAGTCGTGCCCTCGATTCGCTTGGTTGCTGCGATCGTCAGGGCGCCGATCGGCAACAGCAGAGTGTCAGCCAGCTCGATCGTGAGCGTACCAAGATACTGCCCGGTCAGCGTATCGTTCACGTCCTTGATGATCTCGTCCGGAGTCTTGGTGTCCCAGGTCGTGTGACCAGAGGCGCCGACAGCGGCGTGCACGACGGTGATACCAGGATAGTTGATCAGACCATTGAAGGATTTCTCGGCATCGCCGCGTAGTGCGACAGTGTCGATGAATTCCTCCGAGGCGCGCACGGCGGCATCGGCTCTCTCGCCACTGAGGTTGATGCCGAGACGAATCGCGTCGTTGATCTCCTCCAGCGAGTAGCGATATCCGATATCGGCCATCTCGACACCGACCTCGTTCTTCGCACGAGTGATATCGGCGACGTGGATATCCTTGGCAAGATGGTGGAACCATCCAGCACGACCGGTGCGATCGGTCGAGTAGTAGGTGACCGACTTAGTCCACTCAGGTGCCGAGGTGTCGACCGGAATCAGGCCCGGATACTGAATATCGGGGTACTGAGTCTGATAGACCTGACTCTCGATGTACGAGGTCTGCGACACCAGAAATCCCAGTGCCTGCTGATCGGTGACCAGCGCGTTTCTACGAAGCATCTTTATTTCTCCTCTTGTCGCCGACTCAACGAGCCTCGCGACGCTGAAAGGTTCAGTTGTTCGTTCAACTCACCTTGCCACTAAAAGGCAAGGCGAGTTGACAATTCATCAGGCTCCAGCCTGCTGATACGTCGGCAGTTGAAGGATGGCGCGCCCGCCACTCTCGCACGAGGTCTTCCAGCGCGCGCCGAGCACGGGACCGATGCCTCCGGTGTTCGACCACACGCCGGTCGCGCCGTTGAAATGGACAGGATCACCGATGTCGACTGCCACCGCAGGCTCGACCCAGATCTCACCGCTCTCGAGAACGCCCATGTTGTTCGGGGGCAGATACTTGTCCTGCTCGGCACCAAGCGTGATGTCCTTGATCGAACATCCACGAAACCCGGTGAGAGTGCCACCGAGAACCGTTCCACGATCCGACAACGTGCCACGCGACACCGCGAGACCGAAACCAATACCCGCCTCGGTCTCGCACGTTCCAGTCGACGAGCGCGCATTGTCGAAGTTTCCGGCGATGGTGCCCGGAGTATTGTCGACCATCTGCTCCTTGTACTCAGTCTGATAAGCCATGGTTCATATTTCCTCGTTGATGAAGGGTCACGGTGCTTGACTCATGTCAAGCGTCATGACCCTGTTATTTACTATCGCGTGAACGTTGTTCGTGTCAGTGCGTCTGCGATCCGCCGCCCTTCCACGCGTTCTGCATTCGCTCCACGCGCTTCTCATATGCCTGATCGACGGTGAGTCCACCGGTAGGAGCGGGGGCACTGAACGAGCGAGCGACGTCGCCGATGTTCGAACCGACGCCAGATCCAACCCCCGACTGAACCGCGCTGTCATCGACCATCGCGGCCAGCGTGTCGAAGCTGATGCGGATCTGATCGTCCGGCCAACCCTTCGCCTTGTCGCCGAGGCGCGAGTCGACGACCTGACGACGAATTTCGCTGTCCGTCTTCCCGTCGATCACGACGGTGGGCATCAGCACCTTCGCCTTGCCGAGCATGAGGCTGCGATCGCGAACCATGGCCTCCAGCTTCTCCGGAGTCATCGCTGAGTCCTTGATCTGGGTCTCGAGAGTCGCGATCTTCGTGGTGGCCGCAGTGAGATCAGCAGTCAGCTTCTTGATCTGCTCGTCCTTGTCGTTGATCTGCTTGGTGTGATCAGCGACGACCGCCGCGTTCGTGGTCTTCATCGTCTCGATGGTCGACTTGAAACCGTTGATCGTCTTGTCAACGACCTGAATCGCAGTGTCATCCATCTCAACGGTGATACCGTCAACAACGTGCTTTGCCATTTTCGTCTCCTTGTTGCGGACGCCGACACGGTCGGTGTCCTGTTTCTGCACCATCGCGATGAGAGATCGAGCTGCGACTGTGATGTCACCGTCTCCTCTCGCGATAGAATCTGTGACAGCGAACCTCAGAGCTGCCATATTCAACACCCCGTTTGTGAGAACGGGATACTTCTTGTCACGACCGAGAAATCCAGAGTCGGTCGTCAGTCCGAGACCATCTGTCGTCTCGTTCGCAAGCGCCAACGCCATCGCATCGGCGAAGTTCTTCGTGTCGAGTCGACATTCGCCGCTCCCGTCACCGAATCGCGCCATGTGACCGGCGCGCGCCGCGTCCACGAACGCGACATGGTTGACACGAATGTTCTTCTGAGAGCCATCGTATGCCTGTCCATCGACCGTCACGCCCGGTGTCATGTCAAGATCGCACGTGTATCCGACGCTCATCTCGACTTTACCGCCGCGCACGTCGCGAATCGTATTCCCGTCCATTAGCACCATGGGAACGCGAACGAACTCGCCATCACGCGCCACCTCGTCGCCGATCTGACCCTTCGCATACTTGCTCCAGTTGCCAGAGTTCACGGCCTCTGGTGGATGATCGTTCGTGATCGGCTTGTGGGCGAAGGACGACAGCGACTTCTCGTCGAATACCTCGTTCTCCGGACGAAAGATTCTCACGACACTCTTGTCGGTCACACCGACCTCTGACCCGCGATAGAGCTGAATTCCCGTGCGAGCCACGCGCGGCGCAGCTACCAAATAGCCATCGTTGGTCTCACGGACCTTCGCGGCATCGTCGAACTTGATTGAACAGAAGTCCGTCAACTGAAACGGCATCTTCATGGTCTCCAGTATCGGCCTATCCACGGGGATGCGGCCTGTGCCTCGGGTGACCACGGCTTTCTGCGGCCGTGGAAGAACACGAGTCTGTGTTCTCTGCGAAACTGCGCCAAGTGAACGCAGTGAAGTGGATACGAGGCAAAGACAGGATACGGCACGTGAGTGCTGCCCTCGCGATCCACCAGATTGTATGACAGCCAAGCTTGATCCGAACCCGCGAAACCCGCACGACGTGCAATTTCAGGCGATGTCGCCGGATCGAAGCTGGACCACACGTGACTCAGGTCGCCAGCCGTGAACATCTGAAACGAACCATTGAACACGCGTGGATGATGATTGCCGACTAGCTGCCAGCCAACGAAACGTCCCTCGGTCTCTAGAACCTCGCGCAGTGGGCCGCACACGACAGTGTCGAGATCGAGACTGACGATGCGCTCGCCCGCCCTGATGCCCATGTCGCGCTGCGTCTCCGGATCATAGATCCTCAGCCGCCTATAGCACGACGCCAGCCGTGTCGGTCCGCTCGGGTTCACGAGTTCTTCACAGTCGCGCCACAGTGGATACGAATCACACGACACACCGTTCGCGTCGTCGGTCACGCAGATGATGCGATAGTTCATCCCGACAAGATTGCGCTCCAGCATGTCGTGCATCATGTTGACGTGATTGAAGCCGTATGCTCCAACCATGTTCTCCTGACGCCATTTCCAGAGCACAATATTGACACGCGGTTTCACCTAAATCTCCCTTCGCCACTCGAACCTGATCGGGTTCTTCGCCTTGTATGGTGGACCAACGCGCTTCGCGTTCAGAGTCGGGTTTCTAGCAGCCCAGAACTCTGACTCCTTCCGTCCATATCTACGCGTGTTCGCATCATCACAATCTTCACGACGCCACACCGTGAGACCGAAGTTCACCGGCAGTTCGCGCAGACCGAGACCACGCGCACACTTGCGAAAGTTCCCGTCGCTGCCGTAGAACCCGGCGAAGTCCTCGTCGTAACCCCCGACGCGCCAGAAGTCCGCAACCCTGAATAAGAACGTGTTCGCATGAACCGGGATTTCAGTGCCGTCAACGAGAAACTGTCGAGGCAGAAAGTAGGCATCAGAAACAAGACCCTCCCTGATATACTGACACATGACAGCGGCATCACTCTGTATCAGCGTGTGATCCATATCAGTCATGAGCGCCCACTCAGTATCGCACACTCGCATTCCGAGATTTCGAGCACCGTCCTGATTCCACGGAATATCAGGAACCACGCGGTAGACTTTGACATCAAGCCCGCGAACAAGAAGTTGCCTGTGATACCTACGAATCACATCAACAGCAGGTGACACCGGTGATCCGTCATCCACCACGATGATGCGAAGCGATGAACGAACGTCGTCCGAGTACCCAAGCCACTTGTGAACATGATGTCCAAGCATGTTCGGGTTGTCATAGTACGCCATCACGAGTGACACGACTCGCATCACACAGACCCCGTGAAATACCGCGTTCGCAGCTTCGGTCGCTCGTCAGCGTATCCGAGCGACGAGTTGCCGTCACCAAGGTCGTGATTGACAAGACACGGCACGCGATACAGGATCTTGAGATCACGTTGACCAATGACATCAGCCACCACGCCATCGACGTTCTTATCCCACTTCGGGCTGTCGAGATACGCTCGTGTCAACTTACTGTCCATCAACTCACGTGCCATCTGCTTGGTCAACAAAAAACACTGCGCTCCCCATGTCTTGATGCCACGTGATGCGAGATGCCATCCACGTTCCAGCGGTGCACCGCCACGCTCCAACGTGCTACTCATGGCAATTGGAAAATAAAGCGACAACACCCCGGCCTCGCGCATCGTCGAGCTCTCTTGCAGATCTCTCAGGTCACTCTCCAAAGCAGAACGGCAACCACAGACCCACGTCACGTCATCCTCGCAAACACAGATCCAGTCGCCATCCTGCGCACGAGACTCTAGTATCTCTAGACACTTGAACCAGTTGCGCAAGTTCCCGAGCTTCTTATCATTGGTCACCAACTCACATCCCCGATCAACCCATCGGAGTGATGCATCATCTGAGCAGACGAGAATCTCATAGCCGAATCCCGCATGTCGCAGGCTAGTGACCGAATCGAGCAGCGTCGGGCAACGTCGCGGTGCCGTGATGATACCAAAGTGTATCACAGTTGCTTCCACCAGTATGACACCGACTTGCGATAGTCGGGGGCTTGCTTGTGGATATGCGTCTGAACACCACCGATACCGAACCTCTCCTCGCAAGCCCGCTTGACGCCCGGCCACAGATAGTCATCGCCAGACACGATTCCACCGACTCGCATCTTCGGCAACCAAACCGCGAGATCATTGCGCACCGCTTCATATCCGTGATCGCCGTCGATCATCAGAAAGTCGATACTCTTGTTGTCGAAGCGCGATGCTGCATCGATGCTCGTCATGCGACATGGCATGATCACGTCCATGACACGATGCACGTTGCGCAGGAATATGTCATACGGTGATTCGCCGCGCAGCCCACGGAAATAATGCGTGTCGCGCAGGTCAGGACCACCGTCGATCCACGGATCGACACAGTGCAGCGTGATCGGCTTACCAGAGTTCTTGATCTCGACGCCCATGAACGCTGCTGAGCGACCGAGCCATGATCCGATCTCGACGAACGTTGATTTCTTATCAGGTGACGCTGCGTCAACCACGTTGCGATAGAGATCAGTGAACGCCGCCCATCCAGGTACGTCCTTATAATAGTGGTCCACCAGCCCTTCTCCTCAACCCCTAGACCGCTGCCGCGATGACAGCGAACAATGGAATGATGAGAACTGCCCACAAGATCTCATCAGTCTCCATGTATTTCGTGAGACCGAACACCGCGAGTGCTATGATCACTGTAATGATCAGCGCGGCCTTGGTGTTCGGTCTCATGTTCTTATCTTATTCCTACGCCGCGTCACTGCCACCGGTGTCGTCACCGCCACCGGTGCCGCCGTCGCCCTCGCCGCCTGCGCCGCCGCCATCACCGCCATCGGTCGCGTCGGGCACGAGATCATCTACCGCCTTCAGCTTGTCGGCGATGCCCTGAGCCTGAGCCGCGATGGCGTCGATCTGAGCCTGCTGATCAGGATTGCCAGCTTCGAGTTGTGCGATCTTGTCAATCAATGATTGAGTCTCGGCGCCGATCTTGTCGACTTCGGTGCTGATGTTTGTGAGAGCCGTCTGAATGTCTTCGAGCTTCGCCATTAGTCCCTCCAATAATCTGGTGTTGCGCCGAACAAAGGTTTCTAAGCGTCGCATACGCTCGGCTTGTACGCGAAAGCAACTGAACATTGATTCGTCTCCCCCTACTATGCGGGAATGAAGATACAACGACAGCGCACGTGCGCGGGTATCAGAGACCGCGCGCGATCGATCTTGTACGGTCCGTTCTCTGATATGCGCTCGCACACCGGGCAGACCTTGTCATCTTCCGCTGTCTCGACGTTCACGCGCTTGATACCGGCGAATGCGGACTCAACGCGCCTGATGCGACCTATGGTGGACGCGCTCGGTGTTCGCTTTCGCGACGACCTGCTGCCAGGACCAGTGCGACGAGACGCGTCGTCGATATCAATCGAGTCAGTCGTGCGTCGCGCTGCTCTCGTCTCGGGAACCAGACCGACCTGAACAATCCCCGATGACTGATAGATGTCCAGTGTGGCCTCACTGAATGCTCTCACCACCAGAAGTTCGATCATCGCGTCAGACCTGGACACGCCGACCTTGTCGATGATGTCCTGTATCTGACTCGCCAGCTTCGATGCTCGTGTGTTGACGAGCAGACCGCCTGCCACCGCGCGCACTGACTGCTGACTCACGGCTTCGATGATCCCTTGAAGTTCAACGTATGACAGGGCAGATAGAGTCCCAACTCTATCTGCTCTGTCAATTGAATCTTCCGGCCGTCGCGCTTCACCAAGTTCATTCTCCGCATGAACCACACCGGCGTCGTATCCCGCTCGAATAAACGGACGCGCGATGCCCTCATCACTCAGTATTACCTGTTGAAGCACTGAGTCGATCCAGCGCTGAAATACCTGAGTCGCCGTTGCACCACCGAGCATCGCACCGACAGACACCGACGCCGTTGTGCCACGCCCGAGACCAAGAATATTCTGCTCCACAAGCGCTGCGCGAACCATCACGCGCGCGCGTCGCCACTTGGCATTGAGCAGCACACGAAACCTACGTCGAATGTCGGCGGTTCCCGTCGGGTCACGCTTCGACTTCGCAGCATCGCACGTGCAGATCGTGACTCTGTCGAGCATCAGGCCGTTGCTACCGCCGTACCTATCGGCATCGGCTTGACTGGCAACGATTGAAACGCGCGCTTCGCATGATCCTTGCAATACGAACGATGCCACAGCGTTCCACCGCAGAAACGAGGAGTCTCACCAGACGCGTACATCGGCCAATGACACGAGTAGAACTTGTGATCCTCAAACGCGACACCCCCGCTCTCCGGCATCACGTCATTGTGGATCACCGGCACAGCTCGCTCACCATCGCGATCTGTTCGCAGTTTCGATAGTCGCTTGGTGATCGCCTGAGGTGAGGTCGAAATCGCATACTTGGTTCGCAGTCGATACCCAATTTGAGTCGGCGTGTCACCTTGTGCGCTGTACCGAAGCAATGCTGCATCGATCTCAGGAGTCCAGGTCGCAGCACTCGTGCTCGCTTTCACCTTCAGCTTTGGCGCGACCTGACGAATCTGAGCCTCACGCTCATTGTTCTCGCTCAATCTCATCCGATGAACCTTACCTAACACCATGTTCTTGGTGATCTCAGTGTTGAAATCACTCGACAGTGTTTCTGCGATTCGCATCATCGATATCCCGCGAGACCACAGTTCAGTCATTCGATCGACGATGTTCTGGCATTCAGTCCAGTTCTGCCATCGCATCACACCGTCCACATCCACCTTCACCATGCCAGCGTGTGGCGGTTCGTCGATCTTGTTGTCAATATCACTCACGATGTTTCCCCATCATTGTCTTCGACGTGTTCAACGTCGTCGCGAACCTCTTCAAATATTTCAGGACCGAGCTCAATAACACCGTCGTACGGTACGATTTTGCGAAGATCGAGACCAAGCGGGGGCTGATACGTGAACGTGATATGCGGTGTGTAGTCCTCGTGATCCCACGACGCGCCGTGCTCACGCGCTGACGCGTTGCGCCACTGAAGAGCTGAATTGCTGAACGCCAGCACGACCGCACCCTCTCCGAACTTCTCGATCACGCGAGGACCCCCGGCGCGCACTGTCAGGTATCCATTCTCATCATTACCCCAGTCATCGTTCCCGATCCGGAGCCAGTCGACCGGGTTGCGTGAGTAGATGACCGTGACGTGTAGATCTTCGATTACGGTCTCGAAACCCTGCGCCTTGGCCCACTTGACAATGTCACCATTGTTCAGCACGTCGCGTCGAACGTAGAGTGAACGAGGAGTGGACGACGCGTCGAACAATGCCGAGTCGCGCACCCTGCGCGCCATGGCCGCGATTGGGGGCGCTCCACCGTCGGACGCTCGTGTCACCGCCCGAGGTGGAGCTGCCGGTGACTTCTCGGGGAATTGAGAAGCTTCGCCACCGGGTTTGTTGAGCTGAGCGGCAATCAACGCCGGGTCAAGCTCGTTGTTCTCTTCATTGTCTTCGTTCTCGAGGTCAGGATCATCGTCGAACTCATCGATGATCGACTCAAGCCCTGGATACGTGCCATCCTCTATAAGTTGAGCTTCGCGCGCCTTCTTGAGCACGACCTCGTTGATCAATCCCATGTTGAAATCGATCTGCGCAATGTCGGCCTTGTTCTTCCATACTGTTGCTTTCTCGGCCTCGGTGAGCTGCCACAGCGGATTCCAGTTGTAGAATATCTGGTCAGCCGTTTCAGACTTCATGCTGCCGAGCGAGCTTCGAATGATCACCTCGTCGAGCCGACGCATGTCAGGCTGTATCTCGTTCTTCTGATGAGACGAGCAGCGATCATAGTAGTTTCGCGTGTCGCTCTCACCAGTCGAGCTCAATCCTGCAGGTGACTGACCAACGAATCGCGTTGCAGGAATGTCGAATGCGCCGCTCACGATCAGTAGAAATAGTTTCTGAAGATCAGGAAGTCCGGCAAAGTTTGCCTGAATGCGTTCCCATTCTTCATCTTTATCCATCACCATCGTGCGATAGACCGATTTCGCCACATTGGCGAACGAGAACCGCCGCTTGAGATCGCTCTCGTATTCTTCAGTCGCAATGTGTTTCGACAGGCCGGGAATCTTGATCACGTCGACCTTCGATTCTGCGACAAGTTGTGCACCGGTATTGATTGCGAGTCCCGCACCGATCACCGCCTCCTGCACAATCTGAAGTACACTGTCACCCCATCCACCAACTGACGGGCTAAGATTGTTCAGGATCGGCGCTCCGATGAACCGCACGATACGCGACGGGTGAATGCGCGCAGACGAAGTGACACCGACAACATTGGCACCGCCCCCGGCCATGTAGTACTCTGGTTGCCCATAAAATTCTGACGTGATGTCACGAACCAGCGGGCCAGACGTCAGCTCGTGTCGACTCACAGAATGCAGGAACTTGAGCGATCCCTTGCCAACCCTGTCGACGTTGAGCGGTTGATCAAACGACTGACCATCGTCAACTCCGATGATCATCGCACCGCCACCGTACAATCTGGAGCGCTGAAGGGTCATCATCGTCTTGCGCTGAACGAGAAACTTTTTCTCGGTCGCCTCGATCTTGGTTATGTCGCTCGGGTCTGCCTGCCAAGCACGCCATTCGCGTGTTGCATCGAAGGCCGGAATATCAACACCCTTGCGTGTGATCCAGTCACTTCGATATGCGGCGTCTATCTGAGCCTGACTCATCTCAACGAACACGAACGCCGTGCTTGTCAACTTGTCGGCGTCTGTTCCAAGCCCACTCATGGCATTGCGAAGCCCGTCTGTCGTTGGCATGGCGCGCCGTATTGACGGCGCCGAAGCGGGGGCTTGATTCCCGACTGATCTAACTGGTCGCCTTCTAGACATGATGCCTCACAGATGCCGAGCCCACTTCATGGACTCATCATATGAATTGTCGGTCTGCGCGAGCTGAGCGAACGCCCCCGCTCCTGCATCGACCTGATCCTTGTACTTGCCTGATGGGAACGCCTCGTGTTCGTCGAAGAACGTATCGTTCCACTTCTGATTGCGAAGCACGGCGATGTTGCCGCCCTGCCACTGCGCCGCGTATGGATCCGCTCGCAGTTCCTTGCTGCCGGTCACCTTGTCCTTGAATACTGGATACCCGGCGAGCATCTCTATTGTACGTTGCGCTGACTCTAGTCCACCGCTTCCTGGCTCCTGCTCGGTGACAATGCGAACATTGTGCTTGCCGAAGCGCTCGGCGTCGGTCGCCGCTGTCTGCTTGATCACGCGCTCGCGATCCCAGGCATTCCACTGCCCCCGCACCACGTCGCTGATGAGCCAGCCCCCTGACTTGAGCGAATGCATCCTGACACCACACGTGAATGCACCGCCGTCACTCGTGCCTGCCTTGTCCCAGTATCGGACCGTTGCGCGAATCTCCTTGTCCTCCGGCATGGCCGAGCGAACCTGAACGCTGCTGACCGGAAACATGCCGCCGCCAACCACGATTGGACTCTGCTGATACAGCGAAGCCCATGATGCGGCAGTGTATAGCTTGCGACGTTCAAGCAGGAAGTCGAGAGACTTGAACTCGGGAAATAGCGGCACGTCGAGCTCGGTTCGCCTGTCATATTCTCTCTCGATAGACTCGCGAGTACTCAGCGCAGGATAGCTGATGACCTTCGCGTCTGGAAACTGAAGCACGAACCTGCCTGTCGGATCATCAAGGTCCCATCGCGTCGCTGTCAGGATCATGCCAGCTCTGTCAGTGAACCGCGAGAAGAAATCATCGGTGAACCACAACCAGATCTTGTCGCGCTGCGCCTTGCTGCTCGCCGCCTCGCGCCCCTTGATAGGATCGTCGATGAACCCGGCATCGAGCGACTTGCCGTTAATCTGACCATTGATGGTCGTGTTGCGGAAGCTGCCCTTGTGATCGACGAACTCGACGAAACGTGAGTTACGTTTTGCCCGGTGAACCTGCGTCACGACGTTCGACTTGCCGATCTTAGTGTCCGGGAACACGAGATCATATCGCTCATCGTCCATCGTGCGCTGAATGTGTGAGTTTGCGGTGACGCCAAGGTCACTGGAAAAGCTCGCGTAGATCATTTTCAGGTTCGCGTTCTTTCCGGCGAACCACGTGATGGCGTCGTGCATTCCGCGCGACTTGCCGTGCTGCGGCGGTGCTTCGATCACCATCTTCGGGCGCTTGCCAGCCTCAAGGTCAAGGTAGAACTGCTGAAGATGATCACTCAGGTCACGCGCGAACCAGCCGCGAATCATCGACTCGTCCATGAAGTTTCGATATGCCCACAAACTCTCTCTTGCCTGCGCGGCGTAGTATTCGACGATCAGGTCAAGGTCGTCATCGGTGAGGCTCGCCATGCGACGAAGTTCGGTCGCACTTATGCGCTGCGCGCCGCTGCGAACTCGCCTGTCGAACAGCGACATCAAACGAGATGCCTCGGCCTGCCGCTGGTCGTCTCGCGACACTCGCGAGCTTCAAGGGACGCCGCGATCGAACCCAGACACGAGAGAACATGCGACGCCAGCGGCACGAGATGACGAACCGCGCGCACGTCATCGTTGCGATTCACGCTGTTGACTAACACCTCGACGTGTTCCTTGATCTCTTTGTCTGTCAGTCTCATTCGTCGTCCTCGTCGAAATCCAGGTTGTCGAGACCGTCGATGTTGTATCGCTGTCTCGTCTCAGTGTCCAGCTCCACCTTGTCGAGTGGATCAGCTCTGGTCCCCGGCACGCGTTCGGCGACGCGATCGGCCTCAAGCTCGATGAGAAGCGGGGGTACTGGAATGCCGCGCGACCTCAGCTTCTCCGCCGCCTCCTCCGGTGTCATCCTCTCGCGACGCGTGTCGTCGACCTCGATCTGGGTCGGCATGATCTTCATCAACATTCGAGCGAATATGCTCGGTTCGGCGCGCGCGAGCCACGCGAGATATCCAACCATTTCGTCCGTGCCCTTGCCATCGCGACCGCAGAGATTTGCCGCGATCAGCACGGCTTCGCGCACTCGATAACTCATGGTCACGTGGCTCTGCATGTGACCCGGTGTGATGAAATATTTCGGGTCCTTTGCGTTCTTCGCAATGCGTTCGGCCTTCTGCCTTGGCATCCTGCGATTCGCCTTCTTGGGTTGCTTTCGGCCCTTCCTGAGGCTGACATCGTCAGGATCTACAGCCTTCAGCTTATCTTCAAGAACCTTGCGCGCTGCCGCGACCATGACCATGACTCGATCACCACTCCCCATCGCACTCTGTCGCACCGTCGATACTGCGACAGCGCGTCAGTCCGTTGATTATGAATGAAATGCGAGCTTCGCCATTGCCCCTCCGCAGAGGAACCTCAGGTGCAGGGCTCAGTCACTCGCTCGACCATCAAGTGAGGTCGCACACCGCGTGAGTCGATGTCACTCGCTGCCCGAGAAGCGAGTAGATCACCTCACAACGCGCATCGTCCAGCATTCGCGAGAACTCGCCTCCGACACCGGCGAATCTCCCGCATCGCGAACGAACGACGTCCCCGACGCGGAAAACACGAACACATGGATCGACGAAATAACCGAGAGAGTCGACACTCCACGTCATGAAGAACTGGATATCAACATCGCTGACACGCGACGGACGTCCGGCGCTCATGAGCAGAAAAGCAGCGCTTCTCGCGGATCGGATAGCAGGCCATGCATCGTTAGCTCGGACGAAGACATAGCCGGGAAACAGGGGAACGACACGACGCTCGCCGCGTGAGTTTCGCGGCAGTCGCGTCAGTGGATACTCGCACTCGAACCCAAGCGCGCGTAGTTCGCGTCGCGCGTCAAGCTCACATCCGTCCCACGTGGAGACGACGAACCAGTCGAGCTTCAAGAGCCGACTGCGAGAGAGCGACGATGAGCGACTGCGGCGTGACAACGAGCGAGATCCCCTTCCCTGCGCTGACCAGGAGCGAGGCGAGATCCCCGTGGGCTAGATGGAGCCCGATGGAGAGATTCCCGTCCGAGATCCCCCGGTGAGTGATTCCCCCTGCCACTCGACGCGACGGAATGGGGCCGATTCGGGTAGCGATTTTTGGTTTAGCCCACTGCCGTCGTCGTGGCAAGCGAAAAGATTTTTGGAGCCTCTCACGCGTGTGCGTGTGCTGCGCATCACCACGTCGAGCGAATCGGGGGTTGGATTTCGGCGACTCCCTCACGTGTGCACGTTGGCAGTGAGCGTAACGACGTCGCGGCGAATTCGGTTCGGTGCGGTTCGTTAGCCGATCGGCCAGCATCGCCCGGCACCGGTGTGAGCTGACGTTAGGCGCAAGTTCGCAGGATCACATCGTACCTGCTATGATGGCACGCACGTAGGGGCAGGACCACCTCATTGAAATTTCTACCTACGCCCCCGCGCGCTGTCAGAGGGTCAAATTATCTGGAATCATTGGGGTTTTTGCCCCCGATCATCGATTGAATGCGATCGCATCGCGTCGATAGAAAAATCGAAATTTGACAAATTTGATTTCTTTGCCACAATTCGCGCCCGTCACGCTAAACTGTGGCGGTCGGTGTACATAAGGAGTACAAAGGTTGTCGAGATCATGGCGCTTGTCAAATAGGTAAATATACCTCCTTTTCATCAACATCCAAACGCGACCCTTTTTCCATTCCACTTTACCCGCCACACGTGTGCCCCCGCACCCTCTCCCACGACCCCTCACCCGCCACACGTGTGCCACCACACCACTCACTCGTATCAACCCTACTCGGTGCACAAAGCATCAGTTCTAAGGTTTTAAGCCTGTGCATAACTGCCCCAAAAACCTGTGCATAACTTTTTCAACCGTCGCCAGCCGCACCCTGCCCCCTGCCCCCGCCACCATGGCGCGCTTGCTTCCACCCCTGCCCCGCGCCACAATGCCGCCACACCATTCATCTCCGTTCACTCACTCTATCCACCTCACTCCAATTCTTCCGCAGAGAAGGAGTCTTTCAACGTGTCGCTTCGCGCTCACCTGCCGGTCATAGCTCATCTCGATCACCGCTGTCCAGCCATCGCCTATCTTCTGCGCGTCCATTTCGCGCTACCGTCCAGCCCCCCGCTCATCGTCGCGCTCTCATCATCTTCGCATGATCAGGCAGACCTCGTCCTCGCGCTCCTTCGCATATCGTCCGCACCGAATCTTTCCGCGACTCTCGTGACGCGCGCCCGCTCAGTCATCGCCGCTCTTGTCGGTCACCCCATCATCATTTGCCCGCCGTATCAGCGTTCAATCACGTTCTATTCAAATTCTTCTCGTTCTAGGTCACGTTCGCCGATCATCACATATGTTCAGCCAGACCCACCACTGCGACGCTCAACCGGCATTGCTGACGCATACCGAGAGTTCAGGCTTGGTCGAACGCGTCAACAGCTTCTGTGTCGTGGTGTCAGTCGCGGCGACATTCGCCGTGCGACCCGACGCGGCTGGATCAAGTTCTCGGTTCCAGTTTCATCATGTCAAAATAGTGGAGTACCGTCATGACAAAGAAAACTTCGAGAGAGGAGATCGACCGCATCACCGATGTCGTTAGACACGCGCCGCCAACGCTCAATCCGGACAGGAAGCCGCAGACGTCGATAGAACACGTCAAGGAATACATGCTCGACGTCACTCCAATTCCGGATCTGATCGAGGGTGAACTGGCCGCTGTTCTGGAGCGTGAGGGCATCAAGAGCGTCTATGACAACTGGGCAGATGCCAAGAGCATCGCCGTGGCATTGTCTGACGTTGGCGGAATCGACAGTGTGACTGTCGTGTCCAGGAACACGAGAATCACCGTCTTCAGAAGCGAGGTCTGGAAGAACGGCAAGTGTGTGTCGATGAATGGTGGTATAACTGAATTGGATCGCGAAGGCAAGAAATCGAAGGACACGTGACATGACAGACAACGCTACGGCCACGCCTCTGCTCAACATCAATATCGACCTGCCGAACAAGCCGTCGGCTCTGATCATGTTCGCCCTGCGCGACCTGCGCGCGGTCGAGGCCGACCAGCACTATCGCGTCGACATGAACGTGTGGCACGAGCCGCACAAGAATATGTGTAGCGTCTGTCTCGCGGGGGCCGTCATGTCGCGAAAGCTGCCCCCGAGCCAGAGCTACGACCCGCTCAGAGACAACTGCATGTTCGACTGCGTCACGTCATTTCGCCTGATGGCGCTCGACTACTTCAGGTCTGGCATGATCGACGTGGCGCTCGCGATCATCGACGTCGCTCAGCCCCCCGATCTCCCTGATCGCTGGTCGGTTCCCGACTACGACAAGGACCCCGAGGGGTTTCGCAAGTCATTGCGGCTGCTGGCGTCTGAGCTGCGAGTGCGAGGGTTGTGAGTCGGGCAACTCTTCGAATGAGTTGCTCGTCTCACACGCGACGCTCGCCGGACGACGGGCTTCGCGCTCTGTTTCGCAAGCATCTGCGCTCCGGCTTCATCTGGACGACCGTCGAGACGGGGGCCGTGACGCAGGGTGTGGCCGACAGCAACTATCTCTCTGACACTGGACTGGAGGGATGGATCGAGTACAAGGCCACACGCGCCTTCGCGGTCAAGTTCAGGCCGCTTCAGATCGGCTGGCATCTTCGTCGACACCGCTATGGTGGCACGACGTGGATCGCCGTGCGACGACGACCCGGAGACAATGTCACCGAACAAGGACACGCGTCCTTGCACGGTGACAGAATCGACGAACTCTATCTATTTCAGGGAGCCGACATCGAGTCGGTGGCCGAGCATGGCTGTCGCAGCAATCGCGTCGTGCTGCGATGCGAGGGCGGACCCGCGCGCTGGCAATGGCAGGCCGTGCAGCGGCTTCTTTCTCAGCGGTCGTGACCGTTATGTTGCACTGCATTATTGCGCTGCAACATGCTTTCCGCTGCGCTGCGGCATAAATACCGCACCATCACTGTGGTATGTAGGATGCCCGCTGGCGCGTTTTGGTATTGGCGCGGCGTTTGGTAGCCCCCCTGCCCCGGCCAGCGCACCACGGGGTCGCCCTGCCGGGGCAACGCGCCGCCCCGCGCGGTGCGGTGCCTCTAGCCCC